TTAGATCTTTTGTAGTTACTCATTCATTATCTCCTTGAGATTACACCTTATTTATGAAAATACATAAATAGATATACTAAATGGAGTCTACTATGCAGTCTAATATTGTTGAAAGAATTATCACAAAGAATAAAATTGATGCTATCTTGGAGTACGCAAGTCCATCTCCTATGATGAAAAGAAATTTTCAAACAGCAAGACAAAGATCGGTAGGTCAGGGGACAACAGCACGAAAAGTTGGAACACCCATGAAAACCAGTACATTCAAGAAAGCACAAGATTCAACAATAACAAAAGCAAAAGCTGGTGATCAGAGATCGCAAGGCGCGTTGAACAGAGGTGCCTTTACATCAACATCATCAACTACTAACAGAGCTGCCGGTGATACTAGACAGACAAGATTAGACAGAGTTGCTAGGGGAAGAAAAAAGCAACAAATGGTAGCAAAAGCAAAAACTGTGGGTGTGGACGTAGCTAAGGGTATAGCAAGAAAAGCAGGCACCTCGGTGGCTGACTACGCACAAGAAAAAGGTAGAAGAGCTAGACAGAGAATGAACACCAACATGTCAGGCGAACCCGTAGGACAAAAAGTTGCACAGAGTGCATCAGACGCTGCATACGATTCTCTCCGTTCTGCAATGAGTGGGAAAGACAAGAAAGATGATTTGGTCATAGTAGACAGATCATCAATAAGTTCCTCTAAAACCAGAAAAGAAGGAACTATGAATAACTGGAAAAATAGCTTGGTAGAAGCTGTTGAATCTGGTAAAATCGAGAGAGAAAAAATGATGAGTGGTGAACAACCACCAGCGAAAAAGAATAAAGTAGAACACAGCGTTATTGACGCAATCACAGGTATAAATAGAGGGTAGGAGAAACTAATGAACATTAAAGATTTTCATAGCTGGGCCCACTCTAAAACAATGATATCAGAAAAAGCAAAAAATGCTTCGAAAGATATGGTTGGAAAATACCACCCCGGTGGCGAAGTAGGTTATCAGGGAACACAAGCAGCACTCTCTGCTGCTGGTCAAATCCCCGTTGCAGGGATCGCAGCAGATCTTGGAGCGGCAGCACACTCTGTGGCGTCTGGTAGACTCGGAGATGCTGCAATGAATGTAGTTAATGCAATACCAGTCGTAGGTAATGTTTCTGGTGTTGCCAAACTTGCCAAGACTGGAACACAGCTTGCGAAAGCTGCATCGAAAACTGCAAAGACAGATAAAATTGCAGCAAAAGCCAAATCAACAATTAGCGGTAAAAACTAAGGTCACCGCATATTCTATATAACTCACTAGGAGAAAACCATGTCAATTAATAACAGCAATAAAACCGGCGTCGGCGACCTAAACAAAATTCTCGCCCAAACCGCAATGGAAATTCACAGAACTCACCGTCCCAAAGTAGAGGGTGTAGACTCGGCAGAACCAATGGAACTTGCCGAATCAATCGCAGACGATACTCAAGAGATCACTGAAGAGCAGGCAATTGCCGATCTAACAGAGTGGCTTGATGGTATCGTAAACGATGTCGAATCACAGTTAAACAGAGAATTATCAGAGGAAGAGCTTGACTATACCCTAGATCATGCAATTTCTCTTCTTGAAACCGAAGAAGAGATCGAATCCGCAAAATAATTCTTGACATTTAGTGAAAGGTAGTGTATATTATGATTATGAATAAAGTTTTCACACATGTCCAGACGGATATTAAAGACGACCTAGCTTCGGAAACATCCGAAGCAGGTCGTTTTTATATTGCTCCGAGTGGCATTCGTTTGCCTAGTGTAACCACTGTCACAGGAAGAAAGAAGAGTCGTTTCTTCGCTGAGTGGAGAAAGAAGAACCCGAAGGAATCCAAGAGAGTTACCAGACGGGGTTCACGCTTCCATTCTTTGATTGAGGATTACATCAACAACGACTTCAATCCTGAAGTAGAGACAAAAGATCAACAACCAGATATGATTGATCTATTTGTAGTTCTGAAGGATGAACTCGACAAGATCGACAACATCAGAGCACAAGAGGCTCCTCTTTGGAGTGAGCGTATTGGGTTGGCTGGTAGAGTCGATTGTGTTGCAGATTACGATGGAGTTCCATGTATCATAGATTTCAAAGCCTCATCTCGTAGAAAAAGAGAAGAGGATATTGGAAACTATATGATGCAAGCAACAGCATACGCTCTTATGTGGCAAATAAGAACCGGGGAAAAGATAAACGACTTTGCAATCCTCATAGCATGTGAGGATGGAACTTCTCAGGTATTCAGGGGTAAAGTGTTGAAATGGGTTCCTAAACTATACAATGAGATCAAGGATTACTACTCTTCAATGGAGTAGAAGTCCCTTTCCATACTTTTATAGTAATAGCAATCACAACAATAAGAAGAAGTAAATACCAGAACAACCACCCACTGAAAAATGTGGGTTCGGTTGTCACTTCTGCTATTGTTTTTTTGTCCCACGCAGATGGAGTAGAACTGTAGGTGGGATCCAATATTGTTTGTCCGGCTGAACACCCTGCCAAGAAAACTAGTAATGTGATTAGTAATTTATTCATCGTGATCTACCTACTGCTGATCCAAAGTAAAATCCTACAATTGTCACAAGGATCTGTCTGTTCTCTGTAGTAAACAAATAGCCACGAACAGTCTCAAACGAGATCACTTCATTAGTTCCAAACAAACCAAAGAAATCTAGTGGTGCATTTCTTTTCTCGACTATCTCGACAACCGTCGGCACCTCAAAGAATGGCAATACAAACGGGGCGATTATTGTTCCAAACAATATACAAAGAACAATAAATCTTCGAACCCATTTGCCAGCATCACTGCCCACTCGTTCTATTGCTTGATTGTATGATTCATTCGATACCTTATTTGCATCCAACAATCTATTAAATCTTTCCTGTTCATTCTGTCTTTTCTCTGCTATAGATTTAAAAATAAATCCGGTGAGACTACCACCAACCAGAGATAAGAATTCAGTTGTGAGTAGGGTTTCTATCATTTTTTAGTGTCTCTTCTAAACATACTGAAGGGTAAGAATTTTTCTTTTTTCTTTTTACCTTTCAGAGACTTCAAAGCTTTTCTTTGGTTTATTGCTAAATCATCCGGTGGTGCTGGATGTGGTGCGTTGGCACCCATGTGGAGATTATATCCCATACCTCCAACTTGTCCAGAAGAAGCAACATTTGCTATCTCTTCTTTCATTGACTCATCTATTATATCAGAACTCTGCATGAAATCAAGAAATCCCTCTACAAAGTAATCCCAATCACCACCAACAGTCTCTAGCTCCTCTCGGAACAAATTGAGAGCTGCTGTAGTGCTTGCGAGTTTAGCTTTTGTTGATGGGTTCGGAATTTGATTAAATAATCTTTTGATGTAAATAACAAACATTTCAAATGTATTGAGAACAGATCTTTCTCTTGCAGAAAGATCTTCCATTCTTTTTAAGAAATATCCATTACCGTCTATCAAACCCATCTTATATGCCTTCATTGAAACGAATGACTTACTGATCTCTTTGATGAATTTATAGAGAGTAAATGCGGATATAGTTCTGTTTGTTAGATCGAAACTCATTCCAATAATTTTCCTAAAATACTGTCTATGACATGATTTGTTGGTATGTTAATTAAATCGACTTCGGGTAATTCTATAGGCAAAAGTTGTAAATATTTCAAAAAAGATTTTAGATACGAGTGGTATCTTTCTTCTATTCTAAAAAATAATATTCTGCTACAAGCCTCGGCACCAAACACGTTGTTCAGTATGATTATGTGATTTAAGATTAATCTTTCTTTTAGATTGTTCTTTTGATCAAATCTATTGAATAATCTTTTGATATACTTGATTCTATTCAAATCCTCATGAAACTCGTCAAAGTCTACACAGTTTGGATTTTCATAATAAGACAATGCATAATCTAAAAAATTACTTTCATCAAGTATATCAATTCCCATTATCATCCTTCGCTGTCGGCTTCTTTTACAACCTCGGAGCGTACTCTATATAAACCCCTACCCTCTTCGACATTGAAGTTGATCATATATTTGATACCATCTTCAAATCCATCAGTGGTTTCAAATTCTTCGATTGGTGTGGTTGGAGTTTTTCCAAAAGTCCCACCATATCTAAAGAGTCTGAAACTAAATGCAGATTCAGAAACTTGTTCTTTTCCATCATACTGGAAATCGAAACCAATAATGTTTAACTTTGCTCTAAGCATTGTAATTGATTGTGGTAGATCAAGACATTCCTTGGAAAAATACGATTCAAGAAAAGCATTGATTCTTCTGATATTGCCTTCAGAGTCCAAATCAAACAAGCCTTTTCCGTGATCTTTAACTGCGGAACGAGCGCCAGTGTGTGGTTGTCTAGCTGCTAGACCACCAACTGATAATTCTCCGCTTTCATTTATCTGTTGTAGTAAGGTTTTAAAACTTTTCATTTAAATTCTCCGTTGTACTATGTATACGACTCATCGCCTTTTTGGTGATCGTCCGGTTGCGATTAATGTCGCTATGGCCATTGCGACTTCTTCTGGGGTAGAGTTTTTTCCAGGTCTAGACGGCATTTTATCTCTAAACTTTTTATTTGATAGGATCTGAGATGCTACTGCATCTCTTTTACTTTTTTGTTCATCATTTAATTTTACTTCGTCTAAATTATTCTTTGATTGAATAACAAATGGAGTTTTTTCTATTTTCATATCATTCACTTCCTGTTTTTATAGCATTTTCGAGCTGATAACGAATCCATAATAAATCTGTTTTTATTTCAGCAAGATCAGTTGATATTGATATTCTGAAAGCCTCACTTGCGTCTATTCTTTCGTCTAGGTTAATAATTTCTTGTTCTATCGCAGTTAATCTATAATCGTAGGTTGCATCTTTTGCACCTATTGTCCATACTAGTATAGCAAGGGTTGAAACCCAACCAAAAATAACGCCCCAGCCATTTAAACTTATTCTTCTAGCATCGTCTTGAGACATACATTAACTCCAGATCCGAATCACTTCGGAGATTCTTTTTTTATAGATTTTACTCTATCGTAATTTTTTTTAAAAAGTTTATTCAATTCCGCGTCAACTTCCATAAAAGGAGTGTCTTCTATGTATTTTTTTAGAAGATCGTAGGTTCCGATGTCTCCGGCACCACCCTCTTCTTTGAGTCTTTTGCTATGATCTTGAGTTTCGCCTGGTTTATGTTTGTTGTCAGATCTGTTTGATGCGGCACTTCTTTTTCTTAAGTTGGTAGATGAATTGTTCATGGGATTTCCATCCTTGTGATCAATATCAACCCCATCACCTTTACTCACTACACCCTTACGAATAGCTCTTCTTCTATTTGTTGTTCGTTTGCCTCTAGCTTGAATTGCTTTTTTGCTGCTATGATGTCTATCATATTCTTTTCTGTAATCTCTCTCATACTCTTCGTTAGTAGTGAGCTGAGGGATTTCATCATTCTCTGCTTCATAGTATTGTGTGTCCTTCTCTACAGGAACATAAAATACTCTATCTCTAGTTTGAACTTTCGTATACTCACCAGACTCATTTGTGTTATAATTAGCTAAGTTAAGTTGATTGGAACTTATTTCATTTACGGTCAAACCTAAAAATTCAAACATTCGGAATGGATCATCAGAGATATCAGATGTCGCTTGGTTGAAATAAGTTTCTGTGTCTGAGTCACTCTCTGCCAGTAAATCAGTAAAGTGATGACATATGTCTTCTTTCATATCATCAGATACACTCATAGCAGCCCAGAAACTTCCGGGTGTTCTAGATTCTCGTATGTCATCGTCAATACCAAATCTTATGTTTACCTTTACATCATTGATGATTTTGTTAATATAAGTTTCGTTTAATTTTGATAAATGTGCGCTTGTTCCATCTTTATTTGCCGATAATATATGAGTAACCGAAGAAGGATTGTCAAAACCAAATTTGTCTTGTCCAGTTAATTCTTCGTAAACTAAAGCTTTCTTGAACTCCTCGTTAGTTGCAAATATATCTTCGAGATGGGACTTTAGTTCTGTGTGTAAATTCTCTACATTTTCCTTAGAGAACCTATTTTTATCAATTTGGATTTGGTTATTGAATCTCACTTCAGGCTTAGTGTTTATAACATAATCTCTCATTTTTTCTGATACAGCTTTTGTCTGTTTTTTGGTAGCAGGGTTCAATAAGATATTTTCTTTTAGTTTCAATGCAGTGGAAGAAAACAAGGCTAAGGCTTCGCCTTCTTTTTCCAGTAAGATTGGAGTTTCTCCAATCCTTACCGAGGCCCGGACAACTTCCTCTTGTGAATCACCCTCGAATACTATCTGAGACTTGGATGAAGGATCATCACCACCCAATGATGCCCACTCTGGAGAGATTGATCCTGTTTCTTTGTTGACTGGCTTAGCCACCCAACTTCCTCTTAAATCATCCTGTATTTGCTGAACAACTCGAATAGCAGATGGTTCTAATGTTTCGCTCTCTTCCATGTTGTTCTTAAGAGATGGAGACATCCCATCACCTATCTTGCCTCCGTTCACAGAGTTGAATGTGCTCGCTATGCTTGAAGCCATGTCTTCTGATTCATGATCCCAATCAGGATAAACTGATCCTGCTGATGTTATTTCTTTTCCGTTTGATGGAATTCTTTTTTGTTCCTGAGAATCCATAATGTCATCAGCAACTTCGCCTTCTTGTGTGGCGACTTCGGGAGCTGATGGATCTTCTGTTTTCTCTACATTACCCAGAAGTCTGTTGGATGTTTTTGTTGCTTCGAAATCAGGTCTTCTGGAAATTTCTCTTGCTGCGTTTGGAGTTACTTCTGGTTTGTTTCTCTGACCAGGGACTCGTCCATATAGGAGTTCATGTTTATTTGGTTCGTAATCAGTTTTTGGAATCAATCTAGTTTTGTTGTCATCCAAAGTTTTTACAACAATAACCCCCTTCCAAGGGTTTGTCTTTTCTTGTTGCTCTGATGCTTTTCTCTCTACACGCTTTCTGGCGCTATCAACGTCTTTTTTGTCACCACCAACAGCTCTAGCATCTTCTTTTGCTTTTTCTTTATCTAGAGCTTCTTTATCAGCAAATGATTTCGATATTGGGTTCGCTTCGTCTAACTGCAAAAATTCTAAAAATTCCATCGGATCAAACCAATCTGCTTCAAATATGGGTTTTTTTGTTGAATAATCAGACATTCTTTACTCCAAAGACTACTTCTATTTATAAAAAAAAGAATGGGCCCCGTAAACGGGGCCCAAACACTGGCTTTATGCGAGTAAATAGGGGAAAGTGCTGGATCACCTCCTGACTGTGTGCAAAAGATACTTGGCAGTAAAGCCAGATTTATCGTTTACGGTTTAGTCCAAGGAAGGTAACCCTTCACCCATGTCCAAAAAGAAGGTCCTATCCAAGCTCCGGCGGCGAATAATAATACGCTATAAAACACAGTTCCTAAAATTCCGCTAAATGGCTCTGGTGACATAATTCACTCCTTTTCGTCTAGGCTTTTATTTTCAAAAGCTTTTGAAACGTCACTATTATATATGTCCTTTTTGAAGCCAAACGTGCTTTTTTTCTTTCTTTTTTTCGCTGGCTTTTCCTTCGTTTTCTCTGAACTAGCTAAATCATTGATTAGTGGCAGATCACCTTCTTTTTCGATAAAAGAAAGCTCAGTTTCGTTTAAACTTCTTTTGTCCCATATCCACTTACCTCTATAATTAAAAAAAGTTCCGCCATATTCACGTTCAAATCTACCTCTGTACTTTTTACCCACTTTTTCATCGTTGCAAAGTGCATAAGTTCTGGTGATTGAATCGTTGACTTCGTTTAATCTCATTGTTGTGCTCCTTAAAGATACATTACTATTTATGAATTCTGTGAAATTATGTCATAGTAAAGACCTTTACAAACATAATATGAATCAACTATGTCTGATATAGGGTTTCCTATACCTTTTCTATTTGGAGTTATCAGGTTGAATAAATTGTGTTTTGTTTCCTTGACAAAAGCGTCATGCATCGCTGTCTTATCAGCATTTCCCTTTCCGGTAGCTAGTTTTTTAACCACAGACGGAGCAATCACATCAATTGGCACAGACTGTTGAAAAAACTTATACTTAAGTAACCCTGTATTCTCTGCTATATTGAAAACCCTACCCTTTGCGGCATATGCATAGCCCTCAATAGCAACTTGTTCACACCCCTGACACATTTCAACTGCCCACTCTGATATGGTATCATACCTTTCACAATCATGATTGTATGTCTCAAATAATTTCCCATGAATTCTAGACAAAAATGTTTTTGCTAGGTTCTTTGTATCTGTCAGATAATAAAAAGAACAATTATTGAAAGTAAAACCTTCATCTGAATTAAAAACACAAATTGCTGGACCATTTAAACTGTAGTCAATACCGGCTATTATCATAATAAGTCTCCGGTACTATTTATGAGAAAACCCCTCACCAATAAAGGTAAAGGGTTCTCTTATTCGCGGGAAAAGGGTGATCCAGCTCTTTTGCACTCCGCGATTTAGTTATCTTATATTTATAAGATATTTTTTTTCAGAAACTGACCTGAATAACACTACGAACGACATACTGTCCGTCGTCGGCACTGGAACGCCAACCTGTGTTATCTGTGTTGAAACCAGAGTCAATACCTTCGAAAGCATATCCAACAGTGTTGGTCCATACGATATTCTCGTGGATGGTGTAGTTACAACCAATAGTTGCAATATTCAGCTTGTCGCTGACACCACCAAGAGCACCATACTCATACTGAACAAAACCCTGAAGGTTGTCCAGACACTGATATGCAAGAGTACCAACGATGGAATAATTATCCCAATCCTCAGTTTCGTTGTTTGCAATCCATGCAGCGTTGAAATCGAGCTTACCACTAGTGTATTCGAGATCAACAGTATAACTGCTGTAATCCGTTACATTATTATTGTTGTATGCATAACCAGCACCGATGGAAAATCCACCACCGAGTCCGACAGATGCGCGAGCACCAACTGCATAATCATTATCTGCGTCAACACCATTAGTGTCACCAAAACCATTGGTGTAAAATGCAGAAAGTTCAACAACATCAGATACAATGAAGTCCGAAAGTTCTACACCCTGACCTCGTCCCTGTCCGTATGTAAGGGCAGAAACGCTATAGTTGTTGGTGATAAGAGAACGAGGATCAGTGACGAAACCACTATAGAAAGCAGGAACGAACTGACCAACTCGAACATTGGTAACACCAAACGCTCTAAAATCAACACGAGCGTCGAGAAGATCAAACGTGGAAGTTACATCACTCCACTGTCCACTCAGGAGGTAACTTGCATCCTTACCAAAGTCACCAGATAGAATTAGACGAGCACGATCAACTGAGAATCCATACTCAGCATCGAGATCTGCACCGCCATTGTAGCTGTATCCTGTCTGGATAAATCCACCCAGATCCAACGAAAAGCCTTCAGTCGAAGGACTAAGACTAATTCGAGTGGAAGCATCCGAACGAACTGCTTCACCCATCTCCATACGATCCATTCGCTGCTGCATCATATCGGGTGTGATCATACCTTGATCAACCATACGATTCATTCGCTGCTGCATCATCTCGGGGGTGACATTGTTGTCACCCATCATGTCTGAATCATCTGCACTTGCAACTCCGCAAGTGCATAGGGCGAGACATGTCGCGCCAATTTTAATAATACTCATAAGTATTCTCCTGTTATGGTTTATCAACCGCCAATGTTCCAAGCAGTGACTGCGGTCCAGACAGCCGAAATGGCATCTCGGAACCAAAGAACTCCGTCCCACGCGAAGGGAACAAGAGCAAGACTAACCAGAGTTGATCGGGTTACTCCAAATTTTCCAAAAAACTTACCTACTACATCATTACCACAACCCGAAACCGGGCAATCTTTAGTGTTTGCACTCATAGCATTTCTCCTTTTGTTAGAGGTACATGATCCACAAATGTGGATTCACTAATTAGTTCTATTATACTTTAAATTTAGTTGTTTGTCAAGTCTACTAATTCACAGGAATTGCCTGAACAGGCAAAAGACTGACTCCCTGCTGTATTATCTTCTTCTTCATATTTTCCCAATTCACTCCAGTCAACATTATTTGGCATCTTTTTCAAAAGCATCTTATATTCTTCTTCGGAACACTCCTGATATGGAGCTTGCTTATATGTATGATCCGAGAAAGGTAAGAAAGACACCCCAGATACTTCATCAAAGTGGTCATATACCCAAGATCCTACCTGTAACCACTCATCTTCTTTCACTGAAACAGTAACGGAAGGCTTATGCTCACACCAATTCCTTTGATATTCTAACCACAATTCTAGTTGTTCAATAGCAGTCATATCAGTTCTAAAAACTGCATTCTTTGGTGTTTTTATTGGGAAAGAAAACACCATGGTGTGATCTGGCTTCATTACATCAGGTTCACAGGGGAATCCTTCCTTCTGCATAAAGACACAAAGAGAATCTTTGGTATCAGCTCTGACAGTTCTGATGTAGTGCTCACTGTGTCTTGCGTGGATCCCTGACGCAGCGTCTACAAGCTGCGAGACAGTTCCAGATGGTTTGACACAGGTAATTGCAACTGATTCATTAATACCAATGCTTTTTGCACTAGACTTGTTCTGTTTAATTGCACAAGTCTTAAGATCTTTTAGTAGATCATCTAGTCCCTTTGTCTTTCCATTTGTTAGCTTACAGTCCATGATACCAGTCATAGACACACCAAGAAGACGTTCATCTTCACAGTTCTTTTCCCAGTCACTCGAAAGGTATTTGAAGTTTGTGAGAGTGGACTGCCATGTCCCGAGAATAGTTGCAAGTTTAACTTTTCTCTCAAGAGATTCCTTCGTATCATTTCCTCTGACAACGATTTCCGTAAGATTACAAAACTGCTTATCACGAAGAATAATTTCACTACAAGGATTTGTACCAAAATCGTAATTGAGATCTCTATGTCTATATGAATCACCCAATGAACTTCTGAATTCGTTTGATTTATCAGTCTGTTTCTTTGCAGCGTCTCGGTTGAAGATACCACGCTCACCAGACTTACTCTTGTATAGTGAAACCCACTCTTCCATGAATGTACCAATTTCTGGTTTCTCTTTGTATGCTACCGAGTTATTCGATAATGCTCTTTGCGAGTCGGAAATCCACCACTGTCCGTGCTTCGCATCACGCATCCGCTCATCGGTAAGTGAAGACAATGAGATAAGCGCACTTCTTCGTACTCCCCCCACCACGACAATTTCAGCAATCTTGCAGATGATATCGTGACATTCGATGGATGTGAGTTTTCTTCCAGAAGCTCTCTTATAGGTTTCCACTGTGAATTTGAATAAATCGTCCAGTGGTTGCGGACCCGAAGCTCTACCACCGAAAGTCTTGAGTCTTTCTCCGGCAGGTCGAACCTTTGATACGTCCCATTTCGGAACCTGACCTCCAATAAGAAGCGAGGTGAGTTCTTTGTATGCTTTCGCCCAACCCATCTTACTATCTTGAACAACAATGGTCGTGTCACTGTCCTCAAACTCCTCTGCAATTGTTGGTAGCTTCTTTAGGAAATCACGTTCAACACTAAACCCAACCCCTGTGCCACACATGAGCACATATAAAATTTCATCAAAGGATCGAACTCTACCTGAACTAACATAAGCACAATTGTATCCAGCTACATTGTCACGCTTCAATGCTTCGCCTGCCGTCATCAATGCTCGCATTGAAGGCATAATTTCCAAATTCAAAACAGCTTCTTCTAATTCTTTTCTTTCCTTAGAAGAAACTTTGTAATTATTATTTTCCTTGAGGTGACTTTCAAAAAAATCAAAGTATCTTTTTACTGTCTCTTCCCAAGTTTCTCGTCTTCCTTCTTCTGGAAGCCAACGAGAGTATCGGGAAAGGTGAATAAAAGATTGATATAAAGACGGTAATTCAAACATTCATAACTCCAAAGCACATTTATTGTAGTATTATATAGCATCGATTAGGTAAGTCAAGTAAAATCAACCAGAAAGAGTTAGTCCTTGCGCCTCAAGATCACGCTTGAACAAGTAATTAGATGCAGTTCCATCATAGTAATTCGGTAGATAGAAAGGCCAAGTTTCGGCTGAGTGTCCCCTTCGCATGTCGTTCAAATTTCTGCCAAGAATATCCCCACCGGGCGGGGTTCCAGCCAAACCTGATTCGAATGTAAGGCCTCTGTATATTGCTTTGTGTGCGACAGTGGATGCAATCATGTTTGTTACACCAAGTGGATGAGAAAATTCAGATCCGATGTGTTTCTCAAGTTCTGCTCTCTGTGATGGCAACAAAGGAACATCACGGAGCAAAGAAGAGCTAGGAGAGAAGAGATCCGAAGCAAACCCATATACACTCTCTGTTAGGTTTTGTGGGAAATGTCCAAACTGTGTCAATCCTGCATTTGCAACGTCAAAAGCCAAGGTGCTCTGTCTGTTAATATTAGATAAGTAATTTTCAGTTTTTTCAGTATTTGATATCCGTTTAGTTCCATCAGTTCCTTGAGAAGCATGAAGCTCAAATTCAGGGTATCTGTACTCGTTAGAGAAAGACACACCGGCGTTATCTGGTAGTGTTTCGCTAAACTCATAAGTAGCACCCAGAGCTAAAACTGAAACACCATAGAAAAATTCATAATCATTAGTATAACCAGCGTTTTTACCAAAAGAGAAATTGTCTTTATTTAGATCAAACCTTCTCTTTTGTGTGAAAGCTTTGTAATCCATACCGAGTATGTTGGGATCAGTTGAGGAGTTATTATAATATCCACCCCAACCTTGTGGATCGAATTGATCACCAAATACACCCTTGTGTACACCGAAGGATGCGGTTGCAGCAGTGAGGGGGTCACCATAAGTGGGTCCGCCAGTTGCTCCATGGAGGAAAGCTACCCAATACCATCCTCTATCCAAATCTATTTCTGGTGTTGGCCAAGAAACTCTATGGTTTAATCTACCCTGAGTGGGATGCGGTATTCTCTGTGCTTGTCGATAAGTTGAATATGAGGAGCCGAGTAGGTTCAAGATTCTAGTTTTTTCTCCAGTCAAACCTTGAAGCCATAAAAACTCTGCCTCTGGTGCCTCTAATCCATGCTTGACTGGATACAAAGTGTCAGTTGCACAAAGATCTGAAATTTTTGTAGTGGGTCTGACATTTTCATAATCCATATTGTAGATAGCAGAGCTAAATCTAAGTTCTTTAGTCTTACTGTATGGTGGCTCGTTAACAAAAGCTGGATGATCGGCTCTTACATATCCCCCAGTGGCGTCTACAGAAGCCCAAGATTCTCTTGTGCAAATACACCACGGACACCCGCTAGTTGGTCCCGGATGTCTGGTTCCTGCAAGTACCTCATTACATCTTTCGAGTGCGGATGTGGAAAGAACCACATTTCCACTAGCGCCAGCAACATAGATACCCGGATATCTAAATTGCCACCCAAGGTGTATTAGACCTTGTGGGTAATTAAATACCAGATCAGATATTCTTGTTCTTTGTTCTATGAAAAGAGGTACATAAATTATTTTGTTGTATGGAGGATGATATAATACCTCATAAAAACTCTTCCACACTTCGTTTGTGTTCCCGTTCTGACCATTACAGGCCCACGGACTTGCATTGCTACCATTTATCCTAAAATTGGTATGGACCGTGGGATCCACTCCACAAAAAGTAAGACCTATCTCAGGATTCTCTGAAAAATATGGTTGATAAGATGATGGACTTGTCGTCATCTTAAGCCAAAAATACAAACCAACACTGTCATCCATACCACCCAAATAATGTCCGGGTCCTATAGGAAAAGCCCCGCTGCGGCCACCCGAGTCTTTACCTGCCATCATTTCTTTTGGTCTGTGTGTAAAGGAGACTCCCTGAATATTGATACTTTCAACTTCTATTGGTGTATCAAGACTAAGTTCTCCTACTGTTCCAACACTCAAACCAGATACTTCATTACCGTATAAATCAGATTTATATAAAATATTATTTACTGATTCTCCACGAAAAACTTCTCCGCCAGTTCCACCAGTAATCGTTATGCTTTGTGTGAACTCTTTTTTGAAGACTTCGGTATTCGGGAAAACAGTTACAGTTTTATTTACATTTTTCCTAATCATGTTTCATCCTCATTGTCGTATCGAACAAGAAATACTGGAGTTGCCTCTTGAATTGCTCCACCCAGATCCTCAGAAATCCAAGGGAACCCATTACTAAAGGAATTTCCATAGCCTGATCGATCAGGTAAACGAGCACCATGACTAGCTCTATGGTGCTGTGTACTAAGAACATCATAAGGTCCAATGGCTGTCAATCCCTCGCCGCCCAATCCTTCTGCTAGAAGAGTTCCATCTCTATATCTTTTCTCTGTGTCTAAGTCAGCGGTATAACCTTTACTATAGTCAACCATTTTAGTCATTTCATAGTGCCATGAATACATGGTGGGGGCATTTTCGTTATTGAATGATGCCATAACTCCGGGAAAAGTGGTAACAACAAACCGTGTGTTACCAAAAAGTTTATTTTGACTTCCTGAGAAAGCTCTTTTATCTGCAACTCCACCAAAAAGAAGCTCATCGGTATTCGTAAAGGAATGAGCCGGTAAATAAAGCATAGAGAATGCAGGACATTTTTGACCATCCACATCAACAAAGTAAGCGTGTGATTGAAAATCAAACCAGGTCCACAAATAACCACCATTTTTGCAGTAATTTTTAACATCTCTGTTTGTAAACATACTAGCTACAGTGGGCAGAATATTATTAATACTAGATTGGAAATCATTAGAACCTGATATTCCGAGAGATTCACCTCCGAATGCCATTCCATTAATATCATTAAAATCAAAATCTTTTGGTATAGACCCATGTCCGATAGAACTTCTTAAAGTCCCCTGCATCAGTCCGGTATAATTTTGTCCCACTAGGAATCCATCTGCTGATGTACCACTGACTCCTGATGGAATTAAACCACCAGGTCCAGTTGATGGACCAGTGAACCCAACACCACCCGTAGTAGAATGAAACCCATACACACTAAAACCAGTTTCGTAAGGTTGGTGATCTGTCCAAGCATCAGATACAAGGTACTGTTGATCACCAAGATGATCATCATCAAACGGAGATGATTCCATACCTTGCATCATCAACGAATCTTTATAATCTCCCGGACCATAAGTATTTCTTTTGCCTGGTTTTGTGGTTACAGAGGTTTTAGATTGTATGGGCAGTGCTGCATTAAACGAAGATCCAGAAAAGCCGGCAAACAGAGAACCACCAGAGTAACCTTCGCCAGTTCTGCCTGCGGTTCCACCAGAACCTCCACTAGCAGCGAATCCAAACGAACCCTCTCCAGTTCCAGAATAGTTAAAGGATGTGGGCTGGGACGGCAGTCCCTGAATTGGTTCTGTTATAGTAAATCGTTGCGTTTGTAATGGTGCGGCTGGAGAAAATCCTCCAGTAATATTACTGTTGCAACCTAAAGCAAGTTCTGCTGTTCCCCCAAAGAAAATTGTTGGCACCCCACTGGGCAGAAAAATAAGACTCAAAACCGAAATGTAGTTCAGTCCGATTCTTGTTGGATAATTTGTCTGTGTAAAACTTCTGCTCTTGCCAGGAAAATATCCAGCATTCCACCATCTACCAAACCCACTTGGTATAGAATCTGGAAGAGGACTGAAGCTAGAGATGGCACTCTGCAAAATAAATGCGCTTGTCTGACATCCAATACCTCTATAAGTATTCAGATGCTGAAATTTTCCAGGTCTTAACTGGATGGGTTGTCCACAGTCATGATTTCCATATGGATTTACTGGACTAGTTGCTTCACTATAATCATTGCTATTGTCTGAGCGATATCTAGTCGGGAGAGAAAATGTATGCCCACCGATGTACGCACTCGCACCCGCTTCTCCTGTTATCTCCAAAGAATAACCTTCAAAAATAAGGGAATTGGTGGACTCATTGTATCTGACTTCATTTAATGCTGTAATCCCAGTACCGCCGGATGCACTCATAAGAATAGAACCAGCTTGAGAAAATTTAGCAAAACTTGAACCTAGTATTGGATTGCCAGACGGTGCTCCAGATATACTTGCACCAGTAAAACCAATAAAAGAATTAAAGACAGGAGTGATTCCGCCAAGAATTATAGTTTTTTTATCAGTATCAAAAGTTAGCTTATTGATTGCCATTGCTCAAGTCTCCGCTATCGCACTGAAACTGGTTGGTTTGATGTAAATTAATGGTGCTGCTGCCGTGTCAGTTCCACTAAGTTCGGTAACACTACCCGTAATTCCTCTGTCATCACTAATAAAGAATGGGAATGAAGCTGGATAACACCCTGTCAAACAAACACAAGCCTTTGGTAAAAAATCTATGGATTCATTTTGTCCCAGAATTGGTTTGACATGTCTGGAGTCCATCATTTTAAAATTGACTTTACCTAGACTTTGAGGAACGTCTTGATTTACTTCCACACCTATCCAATAAACACCTGGCTTGAATGCTATCTTGTTCTGTAGAACATCAACGGGTCTACCGAAATCACCAGCGGTGGCACCAAAAGTAATACCATTGAGAGCTTGTGCAATTCTTTTAGCAGGAAGAAAATGTTTATCATTGTTTGAGTATAATGCCATTCTCACCTGGCAAGAGGCAGTTAATCCATTTCCTCTGTGAGTTCTAAGTCCATAGTTTTGATAATTTTCTGCTATAACACCAGCAGAAAATGTCATCGCCCTTTTTATTTCAAATGGAAGATAATAAGCTCTATCTGTTCTTGCAGTAAGCTCGGGTGCTGGAGGTTCTCCGGCCGGTGTTATGAAAGGGTGTGGTGGGATCCAAGAAAAACACTTATTAAAGTCAATAAGATTCATTGGAAAATAATAGTGATTGAGACGATAATTTATAAAACCACTAGACAGACTAAAGTTTTCTAAAGTTTGTCCTGACTGTGATAATTTTATATCCGCATTTTTCGCAAAAATAACTTTATCATGCACTATGACTTTTTTATTGACATAATCAATCGTTATACCTGAAGGCAAAATTTTATAGTCACTACTAGAGTAACTAGATAACAAAGAATCACCTGTGATAAAAGTTCCTTTTATCGGTCCATCAGGACCAGTGACTCCTCTAACATCTATTCTTCCCGGTATTTTTGACATTAATCAGTTACCGATCTATTTACCTTTATTCTCCCAGAGAATAAGGTTTCCTTTGTTCCTGTTGGAGACTGAATCCTAAGAGTATAGAAATTTAGTCCTGCTGGGAAATGCTTGGTTGTTTCGTTTGGAACTTTTATTAGAACACCACCAGTATAATCGACAAGAGATGGATCTACGTTAAGAACAATACCCCCGGTTGATGCCTGAATACCACCTGAAAAATATTCTCCTGATATTCCAGCCCCAGTAACTCCACCAGCAGTAGATAACTCTGCAACTTTATTATCAGAGTGGGTGCTTCTGCGGATATCCATATCGGCAGAGTATCCACTAAAATCAAAGTTACTTCCGTCTATTTGGTATACTAAAAATAGAGATAGATCATCTCCTCTAAACATTTCTATGTCGTAATTAGACGCCATTTGTTGCTCCAGCTTCTGTACTATTTATTTATAAGACACTTCCAACACTCAGGATATAGAGGTTGGATAAGTTCACCTATAACTCTTGCATATTCCCTGATTTCCCATTGTGCATGTTCATCAATTCTTTGGGCATAAAATCTGGCATATGCTGCAAGAGAACCAGTCCAGTACCATTCTGTGTACATTGCCTGTGGCAAAACAAACCGTGCTTGTTCTGGTGCAACACCTTCTTCGATCAATTGATCGTATGTGTACAGACACAATTCTAAAGCGTTCCCATAAGAGCGAACATTGTCACCCTTTATCGCAATAAACTCATCACTACCCTGCTTTGCACTGCCCTTGGGCTTTCCTCTCCATTGTGGTATATAGAAGTCAGGTTTAAATGAAACATAACGACGACTAATTTCATTCTCGACGAATCCCTGCTTATGCTTGAAGAACTGAGTGCGGATCGAGATCGGTGCCTTTATCCTTAATGTAATCTGTGGGTGGGCGAATGGTGTCCAATGATTGTGTTTAGCAAGATAGTGGAGCAACTTCTTATCAGATCCTTTGAGTTTTTGTAAATCTTTTTGGTGGTAATTTGAACCAGATTTTTCCAATCTAGTCTTAGCATCCTCATCAATTCCCCAATCAGTTTCCTTATTGAAAGAAACTCTTGCTGCGTTACAGACAGTCAGATCACTACCCATGTGATCAACTAAATCTACATAACCCTTATTAAGAACTTTGGACATCATAACTCCTTATTATCTTCATAGCTGCATCACCACTGAAAGTATTTTCAGTAATTATATCATGTATTTGTTCTTTGGTGTAACCAAAAATTAAGTCATTTATATCTTTATACTTTTTGAGTCCCTTGGGCCAAATAAATACTTTATGTCCCCACTCAACGAACTTACTATAGGCATAGTTTACTGGTGTGAATGATAATTGGTTATCAAACACAAAAACAATATCATCAAAAGGCAAATCAAGATATGGTGATGATTTGCAGTTTTTGAGAGACTGCATGTAAGTACCACCAGATATCATTGTTTCTGGTGCTGCTATGGTACACTGTGCAACAGCATTATCCAATTGCATAGCATCGAACACACCCTCACAGATATAAACTGTTTTTTGAGGATCTATTCTCTCTATGTTATAGAATAAGGCTTGTTTAGTGTCAGTAGAGACACTTCTGTACTTATTATGAATATGGTTGTGTCCTAATGCTCTTCCCACAAAACAATGCAGTGTTCCATTTCGTTTTCTTGTTACCATTATGATTCGTTTTTCTTTTGGTAACAAACTTCCTTCAGGAAACATGAGTTGTTCCAGAAGAATATTATACGTATCTATCGAAACTCTTCTAAGAATTTCAAAAAAATCTTCCGTGTAAAAAATATCAACCCAACGATCAGTTGGGATTTTTCTTTTACTTAGATACGTTGTTATATTGTGATTTTCTGGTAAAGAAGTTACGGGTGTGAGAATATCAAGAAAATCATCTAAACTTTTTTCCATTGTCTAAACCTCAAAGTTGCTTCTAGTCCACTGAAAGTATTTTCATCAATTATCTTTTTAATCTTTGATGGTTTTCTATTATATATCATATCGTTTATATCTTTTTCTTTGATCTTATCTGGCCAGATACAAACGCTACAACCCTTTTCTATTAACCTGCTTATGTAATTGCAAATTTGTTTATTTCTTGGTTCGTTGTCAAGTGCATATACAATTTCACTGTTCTCAAATCTAGGATGAACATTCTCTATCGCACCGGCTCCCACCATAGCTATACAGTTGTCCAAGAAAAGACTATCAAGAGGACCTTCTACAACATAAACCTTTTTCTTTGGATCCGCTCTCCACATGCCATACCAAAGACGATCGATACTTTTATCTGCCTTAACAGTTATATACCTAGCGGTGGTTCTTGCTTTAGCTTCGTCTTTGAAGTTTAATGCTCTTCCCTGTGCTGCTACAAGATCACCATTTTTGTTGAAGAAAGGTATTATGAGTCTTTCTTCTTTGCCAACTGGCGCACAATCTGGATCAACTTTTCTCATCCATGAACCAAAATCAGAAGTGTAATATAAAATATCATAAAACTTCTTTGGAATTTTTCTCATCGAAATAAATTTATAACCCACATGATCTTTGTCCAAGTCACATACTCTAGTCAAATCTTTTAGTAACTTTTGTTTGGGTTTGAATTTATTTTTCTTGAGCAAAGATATCATTTCGTTTTCTCTTATTTTATCCGACTTATTTGTCTTCGATACATTTTTTTCTTTCCATGTCTCTACCGCATACTCTTTAATCAAAGACGGACTAACCTCCTTGATGAAGTTATATAAATTTGAAGAGTAACTACAATTATGACACTTTATTAAGAAAGCATTTTCTTTTTGATAAAAATACAATCTGGTCTTTGTTTTGTGTTTCTGGGAGTCACCACAAATTGGACATCTACAGTTTGCCAAATTCTCGCGTTTCCAAGAAAACTTATCCAAAGTTCCTGACAATATATTTATAAATTTTTTATCGATGTAACTAGACATTCATATCTTCCACTGACTGAATTTTTCTTTTCTTTGTGAGAACTTATCTTCAAAATTCTTACCATCAAAACCAGAACCCAAAGTTTGTTCCTCTGTCTGATTTGACATCAACAAACCATCTTGTTCATTTTTCTCGATGTCATATAGCTTCATCTTACCTCTGTTTATTCCAACGATAAATTTCTTGTTAGAAAATACATCATTGTATCTGTTTTTCAATTGCTTAATCAAAATCTGATTTGATTCTTCTAACTCTTCTGTTGATATAAGAGCAAACATGAAATCTGCTGTCGCTGGCAAACCAAAAGACTCCGATGTGTCCTCTAGTCCAATATCAGTACTATTGAAACCACTACGGTTCACCTGTGTTGCAGAGAATATAGGAACAGATCTTTCTACTGCAAGACCTCTGAGTTCCTCTGCAATTGCTTTTATGTAAGTATAGGAGTTTACATTACCAGTATTCTTTAATCTTGCTGATGCACAAATATTTAAGTAGTCAATAAAAACAATATCTGGTTTAAACTTCTTCTTTATCCAAAGTTCATCCAGCAAAGATCTAAAATGATTTGAATTTGCTGTTGCTGTAGGATACTCTTTGACTATGAGTTTTCCCTTAATATCACCAGAAAGCTTGTTTAGTTTTGACTGGTAGATCTGTTTCGGTAGATCTCTAACCTCATCAATTGTAATGTCAAACAAATTTGCATCAATTCTCTCTGCGATTCTTTCTTCTGCCATCTCACATGTAATATACAAAACATTTTGATTTTGTGATAAACAATTAGCTGCGTGGTGACAGAGGAAGAGAGATTTACCCACACCAGTTCCTGCCATGACTATATTCAAAGTCTTTTGGGGTGTACCTCCGTTTGTTATGGTATTGAAAAATTCCAAATCAAACGGAATTCTCTTTTCTACTTTATGGTAGAATTCAAATCTTTCGTTTGCATCTTCGAGGTAATCATGTCCGATGTGAACATCGAAAGAGACCGAAAGTGCGTCAGAGAGAATCTCTGGAATCGCATTTTCTGTTTGTGTTTGACTCTTCCCATCAATGATATGAATTGATTGCATGATCGCATTATAAACCGCCTTGTCTTTACAAAAAGACTCGGTTTCTTTAGCTAACCACTCATTATCGGTGTCCTCATCAATACTCAGGTTAGACACAATACCAGTTATGGTTTTAAATTTCTCTTCGTTTATATTCTTTTCTTTATCTGCTTGAATTAAGATAACTTCTGTTGTCGGAATATTACCATAATCTAAAATAAACTTTTGAATAATTTTGAAAACCGTTTTGTGGTCATGATCATGAAAATATTCTTCACTGATGAAAGGTATAACTTTTCGAGAATACGCTTCATTGTAAACTAAATTCGATAAAATTAATTCTTCAATCGTTTTCATTTATTTCCTCTGTGGAGTCCTCAACATCTTTACTATTTCCATAACAAAATTCTTTGCCGACTGCGACTTCTAGTTTTTCCATGATGTCTGGAGTGAAATACTTTTCAGGATCTTTATAGATTGCTTTCTCATAAGCTTTCCTTCCATCAGGAAATTCTATCCTAGTAGAAACCTTCTTCAGTATACCATGTTTTATAGCAATGTCAACCAATCCATAGTAAGGATGTAGTCCAGTTTCATAATTAAGCATTACGTCAATCATAGAATTTTCTTTTGTGAATCTACTCTTGAATAACTTACAGTGAATGATGTTTCCGATTACGTCTGTTCCTTCTTTCACCTTCTTCTTTGAAAGATATACAATGGTAGAAGCGGCATACTTGAGACCAGAACCACCACCCATAGTTTTTGTGGGGAACATAGAACCCACCACATCATACGTATGGTTTGTCATGATCATCGGAATTCCTGCTTTACCCAGCTTCAAAGTTAAAACTCTAAATGTAGATTTGACAAGTTGTGCTCGTGTCATATCACGAGTTCCTTTTCCTTCTGCCGTGTCAGTCATTTCTTTCTCGGTAGAAAGCATACCAAGGGAATCGAGAACAATCATAACAGGTTTCTTTTCTTTGTTCTCTATGTAATTATCTGCGATTGATATTGCCTGATGTCTAAATCTTTCTACAGTCGCTACTGGAAAAACAGCAACCCTATTCGGATCGATTCCTCGTTCAGCAAACATGTTACTTGTAACGGCCTGCTCACTATCAAAATAAAGTACGACACTATCAGGATTGCTGTTAAGAAACTTAGAAACAATACCAAGAGCAAAATAAGTTTTTCCAGTCGAGGACTCACCTGCGAGAGCCGTGATTTTATTGTCTGGAATACCTCCGTATAGAGATCCACTAACGAGACTATTAAAAGAAAAGCTACCAGTATCACAAAATCCTCGTACATCAGATCCCTCTATCCCTTTGCTTGCAATAGTTGCATATTCATTACCCGACTCTTTCACTAAATTATTCAAAAATTCTGACATACTGTCTCCTCAAGTAGACTTTAATTCCAAGATGATTTCATTCAATTTTTTAGAAACATCCAACTCAACTTCTATTGATTGTAAATTGGATGTCTCATCTAACATTTTACTCTTAATAAACTTTTTTTTCTTATCAGTTATGTCACTCAAAAAATCTGCCAAAAATGAACTTTGTTCTTTTGTTAGTGCCATAATATCCTTTCAACAAAATAAACTTTCCAATGTAGATTTCTTCTCAAAGTCCCAATTAATGACAGTCAAAATCTTCATAATTGGATCAAGAAAAGCAACTTCGAACTGCTTATTATAATCGACAAATCTGTGAAGATCAAGCTCTTTCGGTAGAGAATTTACAAAAGAAATAACCTTATCACCTTTAGGACCAGAGATAGGATTTGGTTCTTTCAGGTAAGTAAACTTAACCTTCTCACCCTCCACAATGAGATTGTACTTTCTATCTAATTTTTTACTCTTGATGTAATGATTATACAAAAGTGCTCCCTTCACTGCAATCGGAGTTCCTTTGGAATAAATCTCTGAAGAACTTCTATACTTTTCTAAGTTAGAAACACCACGAGGAAATGAAACCTCCTCCGGATCCAATCCATTGAATTCCTTTCTAAATTTAGCTATGAAAGATTGAACAGTAGTCTCATCAGTCAACATGATCAGTGATATTGCTTTCTTGAGTTTCTCGCGGACTATTGCTGGTGTAGAAGAACGTGTGGTTTCTATACCCATGATTTTAAGTTTAGGCTCTGTGTATCGAATCCCCTCATTATCTAAGACATTAAGCATGTACCTTTTCTTTGCAGTCCAGATTCCCTTGTCTGCAATACACTCTCGTTCCATGATCATCTTGTTATCATAAGCATTCATTAACTTTGCAAGTTCATCGTACTGTTTCTCGATGAATGGAAGAATTATTTCTTGTGATGCTTTGTCGAGAAATTCCACGATCTCTGACTTGGTTTTCCCACCACACACCTTGTCAACAAGATTGCAAAGGCGAAGATATACAGAATCGGTATCACTTGCAACCACATAATCGTAATTCTCCGTACCAATTGTTTTGTTCAAAAATTCATTTAGTTTGTTTGCTATCCATCGAATACTAAGTTGTCCGGATGTTGTAATTGCTTCTGCCATTTGAACATCATAATAACGAAAGTATTGGTTACCAATCGCACCATAAGCTGAGTTAAGTTGAATTTTTCTAACCAGTTGGAAGTTGTGATACTTGGCAATCTCGAAGTCAATACTTTGATCATCGGGATTTTTTTGTTTCTTTTTCTGTGCTTCGATCATCAATTTCTTGTAGTGCTTACGTTCTTTGTACATTTTCTCCATGAGCGCAGGCAAGAATCCTTGATGCTGTTTTGTGTAACATGTACCATTAGCAGCAACAGAATATCCCATAGACTTAAACTTTTCTAGTTTTTTATGACAACCGTGATGATAAGTTTCTGGTGATGTCTTCAAAATATTATCCACACTTATGCCAAAAGTATCTTCACCCGGATAGACTTTGGTTTCTGTACTGATATTATATTGCATGATAAGGTGAGGATACAGACTGTTCAAGTCCAAAGAAACGATCCATTCATGCTGTCCGACAATGGGATCCTTAACATATGCACCAACATACTGATCATCTTTATTGCCCTCCTTTTTCGGAGGAATAATTACATTGTGACTACGAAGATAATGATATATGATTTGATCCCAAGTTCTAACTTGAGAAAATACATCTTCGTAATTTACCTTCGCAGAGTATGCGAGTGCCATCGCAAGTTCAATTAGCTTCAACTTCTCCTCTAGTCTTTGAACTAGACGAACATCTTTGACATTATACTCAACAAATTTTTGGAAATCTTTTTTATAGAAATCTTTGATGGAATCGAATTCAGAATATGAAAGCTTTCTCTCTCCCAGTTCCACAAAAGCAATATGATCGAGACGATATGATTCTTGATTTACATAGGTAAACGTCTTGTACAAATCAAGGTAATCTAGAATGGAAACACCCAGTATCTGAAAAGTTGTGTGCTTCTTACCTTGTCTTTCGATTTGCTTCTCTCGTATCTTTTTCCAAGGTGAAAGCCTAGAAGATTCCACAGGACCCAAAACTCTCTGTATTCTTTGAACGAGATAGGGGATGTCGAAAAACTTTATGTTCCACCCGGTTATAGCATGTGGACAATTTTTCTCCCACACAGATATAAACGAATTCAATAATTCAGTTTCATTATCAGAGACGAAGACTTCTAAATTTTCTTCATCTGGTAGTTCGTAATGTTTAGATCCAAAAACAAATGTCTTTTCATTTACTGTAAATGTTATCGCTATGACTTCTTCATTTGGATCGTCTATGTCGGGGAAACCATCTTCACATGTTGTTTCAATATCAATATAAGCAATAGGAATTTTTGAAAAATCATAAGGAACTTCATTAGGAAAACTATCTCCTATGAATTGATAAACATAATCAGTGTTTCCATAAATTTTAAAATTACCAACACCCTTGTATTGTTCTACAAATCTTCTACAGTCGGTAACATAGCCAGGCTGGAAAGGTTCTACATATTCACCTGCTAGTGTTTTGTATTCTGTCTTGTTTTCGAGAGATGGAACAAACAGAGTTGGTCTATACTTGTCAACTTTTTTTACAGGGACACCATTTTTAATTCCTCTGTATAAAATTCCATCACCAACTAAAGAAACATTTGTATAGAAAGTTTCATTCACTATCTTTATCCTTAACGTAAGCAGCCAAAAGAACCATGTAATTTATTACATCAACTATTGTATCAGAAAAACTCTCATCTTCAACATGCATTTTTCCTGATTTGAGGAAAGAACTCAACCTACTCATCTTGTCGGTAACTCTAACCATAAAACCTTGTTCAGTTTCACATATACCCATAGATTCACATCGGGTAAAATTTGCAAATGGTTCGGTTCCATCATTGCCTGCATAATCTCTATTTTTAAGATTCATCAGATCTCTAGCAGTTCCACAAATTTCTTCATGAAATTTTAGTAATTCGTCACGATTCATATTCATACTCCTGTAGATCCAAACCCACCCTTCCGGTTGGTTTTTTGATTTTTTGGTTTTGCTTCTGTGTAAGTTATAAGACTTATTTCATTATATGGTTTTGTAATTTCAAGTTGTGCAATCCTATCACCATGTGTAATGACAAATGGAATGTTTGTGGTGTTGTATAAGGGGACAAGCAATTCATTGCAATAGTCTGAATCAATAACACCTTCTGCATTTATCAAAGTAACACCATTTTTCCATGCGTTACCTGATCGAGGGTGGATTCTACCAGAGAAACCAGCGGGAATATCCAATACCATACCAGTTGGAATCAACGCACGACATTTGGGTCCGAGTTGGAAAGTGGTTACAGGATCATCACTCATGAATGTAACTTCGGGGATTGTTTCATGTGGTTGATTATAAGAATCAAACCAATTTATTGATCGGATTGTTGGGGGGATATCTTCAGCAAGAACAGGTCCACGCATGTGTGCATGAACATCAAAACAAGCAGCACCTTCACTGCCCTTTTTTACTTGTATCACATTCGAATACAATTTGTATATTTTCATAGTCTCTGACATAAGTATAGAATCTCCACATGGTTTATATGAATTATACGGTAAAAAAGTTATGTTGTCAAGTTATTTTGCTACTAACCTTCATCGACTGGGGTTGGATCGTAAGCAATAGTTTTGATGGTTTCTGCATTTGCCAACAGACCAGTCGCAGTAGCTACCAAAGCGTCGATCAACTGAGTGTCTAGATCAGTTTTAGGTGCTTCTTCTTTAAAGTTGTATGCGATGGCTTCAAGCCTCGATTGCATCTTATTGACATCTGCAATAAGAGCGGCGTAGTGTTGGATATTAATCATTGGATATTCCTTATCAGAAAGTTAATGTAACGGTAATGGTGATATTATCAGTGTCGTCTAGACCATTTGCTTCCCAAAAAGTTTGAGCAGCGTTGCTGGATGTTGCCATATCAATTCTAGGTCTTGCATCTTGACCACCTATACTAATAGATTCTGCGGTATACGTATTAGATCCAACAGTCAATGTAGCAGAAGTAATATTATTACCAATTGCTGTTTTTGATCCGTATAAATCTGACGTAGTGTCCGAGTTGTTCATTTTGAATCTGATCAGATTTGAGTTGGCTAATTGGAATTGGGCACTTGTGTCAAACGGAGCGAACTGATCGGCAAGATCTCCGCTTTCTGTTCCTGTGCTGTCCTGATTTCTGTTCTCGGGGCTGGCGGAGCCTTTGGAGACCGTGCGACTCGTCGCGACGACATATATGTACTGCGGATCCGTTGACTGTGTAGGAAAAAATAACCAGCGTGGAGGAGTCATGAAGTATATTCCACATTAAAGATGACATCCGTTGCAGATGAGTTACTGGATGTAATGATACTCAAGGTTGCCCCCGCAGCCACTGAAGTATTCCCCAATGAACTCTGATCACCACTAGTGGTACTAACACTAGCAGCTTTAATTGTGGCGGCTGCATTTTTCAGAGTTGCTGTCACCGTACCAGAACCAGATTTAATAAAATATCCAGTAATAGTTCTTGCAGTTGAAACCAGTGGATCTATGGTATATGTTTTGTCTGCTGCTGTTTCTATCTGACCAGTATATGAATCTGTTCTCAATGAAGTCGATGTAGAGGTGCCGTCACTAAAAGTAACTCCACTTGCTCCGACTATAATCCCCTTTTCGAAAGTAACACCCTTCCCAATATTATCTTGTAAACGAAGTTGACCTACATTGGTTTGATTCTCGACGGTGATTCCACCGTTCGCAGGGACAATGATAAGATTTTTATTCCATAAATTAGTTCCACCAAGACCAGTAACAGCTTGTGAAAGGTTGGGAATTATTGTGATGTACATTGTATCACCAAGTGATGGTGACGTATCAACTTGAAATCCAGTCATATTGGTAAGGGTAAGAACATTGCTACTAAAAGCGAGGTTGTATGCGGTGATGTCACTAAAAGCAACACCAGCAAACATGAATTCGGTTCCTGCATCATTCTGGAACTGAATTACACCACCATTGGCTGCCATAAGCTCCATGATTGTAGCGACATCATTTCCGTTTAGATCTGTATCAAAGATATTAACACTATCAATTGCACCACCAAGATTACTCACGATTGTAGCTTGACCCTGAGCGGTAGGCGCAGCACCGAATGTAGTTGAGGTTACGATATACTTAAGACCACCTGGTCCTCTGGAGGCCGTATCCTGTGTTGTGCCATCCCCAAATGCCAGATTATTAACACCACGAATATTAGAAGCAGAAATACCAGCAGATCCAGCGAGGATGATATCTTGTCCACTTGCGACGACAATATCTTTACCTACAGATAGAGTTACTCCTGCGGAAACACCAGTAGAGTTTATTTCTAGTCTTTTAGCTAAGCCGGCATTGAAGACAATCTCCCCTTGAGGATCATCAACCACAAGAAAAGTTGAGTTGCCTCCGTCTTCGGGGTCACCTATTGATATTTTATTATCAGATTCAAATTTAATTGTTGGCTCATCCCCACCAACTTGAATACCATTAGCACTTCCGAAGATGAGATTGTTGGAAAGATCGAGGTCACCGGAAGTGATCTTCACGCCGCCACCAAAAGTTGCACCACCATCAGAGGAAATTCCTGCAACATGAATATGTGCAGTGTTATCAATACAAAGTGTTTGACCAGAGATAGTTAAACCGGGATAACATAAATCAATATCGCCCGTAGTCCCACCAATAGAGCCAATGAGCTGCTCACCTGTATGTCCGTGAAATTCTTTATCCCAAGCATAACCATTGTACTTCCATTGTACATTTCCAATGGCGTACTTTTGTCCTATACTTGGTGTTCCGGGAAAACTAGTTAAACTTGGCATGACTACTCCACTTTATACTATTTATCATATTTCTATCCATGATCCACCACTTCTAACATAGACGGAGCCTGTATCGGTATTGACATGAAAATCCCCATCAACAAATTCAGACACAGAAAGTGCCTCTATTTCACTTTGGGTGTTATAAAAGGTTCTGGAGACTTTATTCAAACTAACTTCTACTCTAGTTCCCTCTCGCTGCACATCCGCGTTGATTTGCTTTCCGGTAAAGTCAAGATCCGTTATATCTTTTCGTAATCTTTTGCCATCTTTGAGAGCACCTAAGCCACCCCCGCCTCCATACATGGCGTTTATTAAATTACTAGCCAGCATGGGATCTGTTCCCGGCAAAGACAAAAGTTGTTCGAATGATTTTTGATCAAGGGATATTGTTTTTTTCTCTGCGTCATATGTAAGTGGATACTTTGCGTTGACAAAACCCACATCACCTACATCACCCTGATCACCCTTTTCGCCTTGATCGCCCTGTTCACCATTTAGTCCTCGTTGTCCTTTGGGACCTACTGGACCTGGTTTTCCGGGAGATCCATTTTTTCCGGCGATTCCTTTTGATCCATCTCGTCCATCTTTCCCATCAACTCCATCTTTCCCATCAACTCCATCGTTTCCGTCTTTACCGTCTTTACCTGCTCGCCCACCTTTTCCTTGTGGACCTTCCAAACCATCGATGCCGTCTTTGCCATCGCTTCCTCTATCACCGAGATCTCCCTTTTCACCCTGCTCACCCTGCTCTCCACGCTCTCCCTGCTCTCCGCGTTCACCTTGCTCACCTTGTCCACCCTGCTCACCTTGTACACCCTGCTCACCTTGTACACCCTGTTCACCACGCTCTCCGGGATTGCCCTTAGCGCCGCGTTGACCTCGTTTTCCTTCTCGTCCAATTGGACCACGTTCTCCAATTTCACCTTGTTGTCCCTCTGATCCAGTTTCCCCAACAGATCCATCAGAACCTGCCAATTCAGAAATTATTTCATCTGGAGTCATTTCAATAACTGGAGTAAACAAACTTTCTATAAATTCAGTAGATCCCTTGAATAAGAAAACAACTCCCTCTGAATCAACAAATTTTATTTCATCAGTTCCTTCATCTAGAGAAACGACATAATCTTCTTTTTCTAAAGGATATAATTTAAATCTTTGATTCTCAATTAATTCTTCAGATAAATTCTTTGTTAGTCTAAATTCAACGTTTAAAGATTCAACAAAATCATCATCAACATGTAAGAAGATTTCTTTTAATTTGCTAGGTGACCCATCAAAACAAAAAACATCACCCTGTTCAGTTTTTACTTTAAATGTGTTGACAGAAAAACCACCGAGAGAGAATTGCTCACCACATTCCTCGTCGGTTGTTTCTACAATCAAACCGCCTGGCAGTAGCTCATTGAAAGTCGAAACAATTAAATATTTTTCCTTAAGCTTAAACATCAATTATCTACTAGAATTTCTCTTTTTCTTTTTGTATGTCTTTGGTTTAATTGAAGCTTTCTTTTCTTTCTCTTTGAGTTTATCTTGCAGTGATACCTGTGCGGTTTGTTGGTGATGTTCAGATAAAATCTTTTCATAAGAATTAATATTTTGCATAACACGTTCTCTCTCACCAGAAGGAATCAAATTAGAATCTAGGAGTTTCTTACATGCATGATACCCAACATGTGGTTTTCCTGCATAATATGCAGTAGCCCCAATCTCATCCAACAACCCATACTTATAGATGTCATCTTGAATAAACAAAATATCATGTTCGGGATAATTAATTTCAAGTCCCATCTTTGCATAGAGATATGCTATCGCAGGCATATCCTTCTGTCTGTACATCCTAGAAAGAAGATATAGAGGTTCTGCACGAATAGGTCTGCAATGATATGCTTCTAAGAACTTAGCAGCAATATTCTCAAAGGAATCTTCTAAGATCCCATGAAGCATTGCAACTCGAAGAAGAGAATAGTAGACTTCTTCATTCCATCCACCTAGAGTTGCTCTCTTGTTATAAGCATCTCTTGATTTTTCCCACTGCTGAGAATCAAAATAACTCTGTCCAAGATAGAACCAATAGCGGTGATTTTCTGGTTCTTCTTCCAGAGCTTCTTTCAACACATCTGCGTCACGAGAATATTTTTCAATAGGAGTGATGCCAACATTTCTGTTACCTTCCGTGCGGGCATTGATTAAATACTTCCCTACAATTTTTTCAATGTGTGCATTTGGTTTACCTCTACACTCTGCATACTCATGTAAAACACCAACGTATCTCCAATCAGTATCGAGATTAAAAATTTGGTTTCTCCACCAAACAAAATCACCTCTACCGATCTTTAAAGTATAACCGTCTGCTGTCATGTTTTTTGGATATTCAAATTCACCGTCGATGAAGTCATCTGCGTCAATCATCCACGCATACTTGGAACCACTTGCTTTTGCATTGTTGATTGCTTCACTTCTTGATCCCATCTTACCACCATGATCACCGAAGCCTTTCCAATCAGAAAGATGGACAGTTCCGGGGACACCCTCTTCGTCCATTACCTTTTTGATAAGCTCGGGGGTTCCATCATCAGAACCAGTGTCGGTAATATCATAACGATCAACATACTTTGCCATTGAACGAAGACACTCTTCTATGATGTGTGTCTCGTTCTTCACAATCATACAAAGAGTCACACTCACTCCATTAGGTCTTTTACTCATCATACACTCCTAAATTCTATTCTTTAAAAAAGTCATCAACATGAACAGCTCTATCATCTATGTAGTAAGTTGCAGCAAACTTAATACCAGCTCTTAATTGGTGATACTTAACACCCCATGTCCTGAGTTGATTTTTAGTCGCTTCATTCCAATCTATACCAGTCTCGGTTCCCCTTGCAGTTTCTATGTATATCGTGTGTCCAGAATCATATAAAGAATTAACTTTCTCGATTCTATTCACATAGGGTTCTGCTTTAGAATAATCACCATCTCTCTGTGTACACAGAGTTCCATCAAGATCGAAACAATAAATCATTTGTTTATCCACTCTGCCAAAATATCAACACACTTCTCAGATGAATCGCCAGAGCCATACGGACAAACATAATCAGGCGAAACTTTAAAATCATTTATCAACTCATCAAAAAGAACAGACAGTTCACTCGGGGATGAGCAAATAAAACTAGTCTGTCCCACACTTTCTTTTCTTTCTGTAGACTTCCTACAGACTATGGCCTTTTTCCTCAAGAAAGAAGCCTCCTCTTGTATACCACCGCTGTCTGTTATGATCAACTTGACTTTTCTTAAGACTGAAATCAAATCTTTATGGTTCATTGGATCTACTGGTGTAATGTTCTTAAACAAACTTGCATGTTTAATAACTTCTGGGTTCGGGTGTATAGGAAGAATAAATTCTATGTCTGAATATTTTTCTGCCAAAGAATCAATTATAGTAAAATAATCTTCTATGACTTCATGATTTTCTCTTCTATGGAGAGTCACAAGAACACAATCTTCGTGTGTTATATCATCCGGATTTTCAATATTATCTAAGACAGTATTACCAACAACTTCTACTTCACCAGCACAACACTCTACAAGTAAATTTGTTTTTGCGAGTTCCGTGGGACAAAGATGCAAAGAAGTTATTCTGCTAATCATCTGCCGATAAGCTTCTTCTGGAAAAGGATTGTCTATGTTTTTTGTTCTAAGACCAGCTTCCAAGTGTATTACTTTTTTCTTATTATTAAAAGCTGCAAGGGCAACTGCAAAAGCAGTTGCTGTATCACCCTGAACTAAAACATGACTGTATGGTTCTACAGTTAAATTTTTTGAAATTTCTGCAATCAAACAATTCAGTCTGTTTTCATTGTTGCAATTTATATGCAACACCTCATCAGATTCAATTCCATCCAAAAGAGAGTTGTGTTGTTGCACATACACTGACTTGAATGGTACAACTCCTTTGAGTTTTTCCATAAGAGGTTTTATCTTTAAATATTCTGGACGGGTTCCGTAACAAATTAGTATCATTATTCTAACTCTTCTCTGAACTTAAGAATACAAGAACAAATATAATCTATTTCAGTATTTTTTAACTCTGGATAAGAGGGAAAAATTACTATTCTATCACTTAGGTTTCTTGCGTTCTCACTAGGTCCTTGTATAGTTCTTAAATGTGATTGTTCATCGAAAGGATAAAACATAGGTCTAGTTTCAATTCCTTTTGATGTAAAGTATTTATCAGCATCTTCATAACACTCTAAACCGTTAAACTTAACACCGTTCATCCACATCGAGTGTTCTGTATTATCTTCGGTGGACTGCAACTCTATTCCATCTTTACTCTTTAAATTATTTTTGTATCTTTCAAAGACTCTCATCTTTTCATCATAAACAGAATCCATCGACTCTAATTGTCCAAGCAAAATAGCTGCGTGTACATTTGTCATTCTATAATTATATCCCAAATCATCATGGATGTATCGTTTTACAGTTTGTCCTTGTCCTCTTATCTTATTAGCATAGTCATATAGTGCTTCGTCGTTAGTAAGAAATGCCCCACCCTCACCAGTGGTTATGTTTTTGTTACCAAAAAATGAAAGTGATGATGCAAGAGATTTGGATCCGGACTGGTGTCCTCTGTATTTACCAAAAAACCCCTCGCAGTTGTCTTCTATGATAGGGACTTCAAATTTTTCTTTTAGTTTTAGGACATCAACAATGTTACCTAAGTTATGAACAACCATTATAGCAGAATTTTTTTCTGGTTCTATAGAACTATAATCTGCATTCCATGTTTCGTTGCATAGATCTACAGCTTCTATTTCCCAACCAATATTATCATACAGTAAACAATTGTAAGCAGCAACGAAGCAAGAAGACGGGACATAAATTTTCTTAACATTTGGGTACTTTTTCTTTAGACTTTTGGTTACCAAATGTGTTGCGGATGTTCCATTGTTTGTAAGAACACAATACTTTGTCTCTGTAACTTCAGCTAATTTTTCTGCTGCAATAAAAGTATACTTACCAAGAGAAGAAATCCAATTTGATTGAATTGCTTCATTTGCATATTCTACACTTTTCTTTGGTAGATATGGTTGATATATTGGTATCATTTTCTTTCCATAATATAAGTATCTTCTGTCTCAGATTTTACCACAAAATTATATTTTTTGTATAAATTAATAGCAGATTTGTTTACCTTATCTACACTTAATAGAATACTACCGACATGGGAATTTGTCAATTGATTCATGATAATATTACCATACCCCATACCAATATAATTTTCTTTCACACAAATACCTAACCAGATATTATCTTCTTCTCTATCTAGATGACCATACCCAACACATATATTGCAATCATACAATAGAAAGGACATGACATGATTTTTAACAACGTCTAAACTTCTGGTTTCATAATATCTAAAATTAGATAATGAATCTCCAGAGTCGTTTAAGAAATCTGTTAAAAGACTTTTACTTTTTTCGGATGAACTAAGATTGTGATATCTCATGAATTTCTGCCTCACACCTATCTTTGTGATTGGAACTACCTATTCTGGTATGATTTTGGAATGTAACTGTATCATACCCACGTTCCTTACACCTTTTAGAAATATAATTACACGAGTCACCAAACGAATCAAATTTAAATTGACTCTCTTCTTGTACAGAGAGGATTTTTACATTACCCTTGAGATTTGTTCTTGATCCCACTCGTTCTATATTCTCGCCGTCAACTCCCATTCTTCCTTTATATGCAAGTATACTATTTCTTGGTTCTATCTTTACTCTCTCTGGGAAATATTTAAGAGCATAATTAAAGTATAACTCATATGTGGTTAGGAGAAGAGGTGCATCGGCATGTGAACCTTTATTTGGCCAAGTCCTATAGTCTTCCAGTGTTACATCTAAGTTGGCTTGCCAAAATGGTTTCTTATGATATTCTTCTACTCTATTGAACATGTCCCGCAGTATATCTTTTTGAATCAACATGTGGTGTACGATACCAGAGTAATTTGTTTGTTTTTTCAGTCCCGGTATAAGTTTTTCCATGTGTTCGTAGTAAGGGTGATCACTAACACCGGCGGCAACATCATAGCTAACATCAAAAGAAACTTTATTGTCCTCATCAACAAATTGTTTTGGTGTTAAGAAAATTGTATCTGAATCCAAAACTAAAACATTGTCACACAAGTCAGGAATAACCAGTGCAGACGTTGTTTGAATCAGTCCACCAAAATAGTTGAAAGTTTTTCTATGAAAACCTATGGTGTTACCGACATCCTTTATTGTGAAAGGAAAAGTTTCTTCGGAAATCCATTCAGCATTATCAGTCATTTTATTCTTTGAAACTACAATTATTCTTCGTACATCCTGAATATTTTCTTTTACTCCCTGTATACAGAGATCTATAGTTTCTTTATCTTTTTCATGGGAGGGAATAATAACATCAATCATTTAACAATCTCCTAAAAGTTTCTCTATTATGTAAACATCATCCATCGTATCAATCTGAAAACTTCTTGATTGGGGCATTTCATACGTCCCAATTTTTCCACTATATCTAAGACCACTCTTCAACAAATCATCTCTCTTTGTTATATAAAAGGCCCCATTCTCGACAAACATATCAGTCATGTCTTGTCTTCTTGGTCTTCTGTCTGTATCCCATAGAATTGGTTTGTTATCTAAACTCCACCTTGGAACCCAGTGTTCTCTGTAAACTGAAAATATAGAATCATAATCATTCGTATCCATCAACTCCAAAGCAGCCGATAGATCAGTAGATTTTAGGAGAGGTGATGTGGGTTGTATAAAAACCAAAACATCAAAGTCAACATTCTCTGCAAAGTGCAATAAAGCTTCTTCACTAGAAGAAACATCTTTTGCATATTTTTCAGGTCTATCTAAAACTCTAGCTCCTGATTGTTCAGCAACCCATTTTATATTAGAACAATCTGTGCTAACCCATACCTCATCAACACCAGACCTTATTGCGGTTTGAATTGTATAGAACAGTAAAGGTCTATTCTTTATTGTCATTATATTTTTATTAGGGATGCCTTTACTTCCACCCCTAGCCAAAATCACAGCAACAGTTTTATCATTCATTTCCTAAGACTTTTTCTTTTGTCTAATTCAGAAGGATGTACTCTCCGAGCAGTCGGAACACCAATAGCAGAATCTATATCTCGGATACCTTTTACCAGTTTCATCAGACCAATTGGTTCAACTGAAGCCAAATGATCAGAACCCCACATTGTTCGATCTAGTGTAATATGTCTCTCTACCCAAGTTGCACCCATTGCGACAGCAGCAAAAGTTGTTACTAAACCATACTCATGTCCACTGTAACCAATTTGTTTTGCTGGGTATTTATTAGAAAGCCATTTGATGTAGTTTAGATTAAGCTCGTTAGTTGGCGATGGGTATGCCGAATGTGTATGGAAAATTATATCTGGTTTACCAATCTCAACAACAGCCTCAACTTCTTCCTCATCACTCATCCCAGTAGAAACCAAAAGAGTTTCACAATGTTCTCTGGTATACTTAACAAGATCTAAATCTGTTATTAGGGCAGATGGAATCTTCATTGTGTTAGAAAACTTACTCATGAAGTCAACAGAGTCTTTGTCCCAAACAGAAGCAAACCACTGTATGCCCTTCTGTTTACAATAAGAATCAATCTCTTTATACTCATCCTCACCAAATTCAGTTTTATACTTATACTCTAAGTATGTCATATCACCCCAAGGTGTGCTCTTGGGTTTATTTTTTTGATCTTCTGGAACACATACATCTGGATTTCTTTTTTGAAACTTGACATAATCACAACCAGAAACACAAGCAACGTCAATCAATTGCTTTGCAATTTCAACATCCCCGTTATGGTTTATACCAATCTCACCTATAATATTAGTTTTCATTATCATTCCTTATCATATGAGTTCTTACTTACAGAAGCTGGATTAGTAGCCCAATCCCAATTCTCTCTGACTGACTTGTTATAGATCCATGATGCAGTCAGTATATCATGATTTAGTCCTTGTTCCAAGAACATTTCTCTCATTGCATTTATATCTTTGGGAAAACAAGTTCCACCATATCCTCTATCACCATCAGGACCTGGAACATGTGTGTGGGATTCTCCGATTCGGGAGTCGGTGTAAACTCCACTTAAAACATCCGCAAAGTTAATATTCTTAGCCATACAGTAATCATAAATCATATTAAAGTAAGATACCTTAAGTGCAAGAAAACTATTAGCCGTATACTTGATCATCTCAGATGCGTCAGACGAGACTACAATGACTGGAGTTTTTGGCCAATGTGTCATGTAAAGTTTTGCAACTTCCGATGCAGGTTCTGTTTCTCCACCCACCACAGTTCGTTCTGCGTTAAGGAAGTCTTCATCAGCATTTGCTGCTGTTAAGAACTCAGGATTATGAACTACTTTAATATCGTCATGTATCTTTCTGATTGACTCAGTTGTTCCAACAGGGACTGTTGACTTGATGATATAGATTGGATCGAAAGCTCTCATCTTTATTACAGTGTTCTTAAAGAAATCAATGATATACTTTAGATCCACATCACCGCCGTTTTCATCTTTCATCGGAGTTGGCAGACAAACAAAAATAAAATCAGAACTCATAGTTTCATCAATTGTATGTGTTCGTCTAGAAAGCGTCTTGTCATAAACTCTAACTGGGTTGTAATTTTTAAATCCATTAGCAACAGCGCCGCCAACAAATCCATTTCCGATAACACCAATAGTTTTATTTTTCATCTGTTAGATTCCTCATATAGTTTATAGGCAGATAAATCCTTGTGGATTCCAGAAGACTCAAGATCTACATTCACTTCATTTATATTATCAAAGAGAACCAAACCCCTTGCAGCTTGCTCTGGGGGCATATACATATTCCAACCGATTGTATCAAATGAATCATCTTTATATAAACGATCCATGTGTCTTCCTTCATAACGAACTACCTTTAACCACTCATAAGCTTCCTTGTCGTCAGTCAGAATCATTCCACCTTTCCCTATGGGTACATGCTTTCTGCGATGAAAGGAAAGGCAATAATAAGATCCGGGAACGTACATGTCCTTTGTCATTCTGGTGGCTGAATCATAAACTGGATATGGTTTTAGTGGATATGCACCACTCCATTCAATTTCATCAAACTTGACTGTACATCCGGCATGTATAACAGTGCATGGAACAGAAACATATGTTCTTCGTGGTAGTGTAACTTCACCATCTGCTTTAAGATATTTCAAACACAAAAACATTGCGTCGGTACAACTGTCTACCGCGACGGCATATTTGCTTCCAGCATACTCTGCAATTGTTTTTTCAAATACATCTACCACACCCCAAGGATCCGAGCAGTTATATTTTTTCATAACAAAATCTAAAAGTTGTTCATCATATTTAAGTGGATCTACTAACATGCTGCTCCAAGTTTTGCATTTTCAATAGGATCATACATCGAAGGGGTATCTTTTCTGTTCATCTTGTTGTAATACCCACCGATTAAAAATCTCTGCTTAGTTGTGCAACTTTGTAATGGACAATCTTCATCATAAGCAAACCCCGGAACAACTCTGAAATCAAAACTGACTCTAGTGTGATCTGTGTCATTGGTTTTATTTCCATGTCTACACTGATTTAGATATCCAATAAGAAACTCACCATACCCAAGCTCCAGAGGTTTCCAGTCACCCATACCCGGAATACTTTCATTCCACATTGCATTGTTTCCAAAACACTTAGTCATAGGTAAAAATATGTTTACCTCACCAAGGGGATGTTTATGATCTTTATCACCATCAGAATGCCATTTATAAACAGCCTTCGCACCAGGTCTACAAAAACGAATACCCGGATATTTCTGGTAGATTAATTCATCATCCTCGAACATGGGATGGATAACTTCACGAAGAAATGATTCGTATGTTTTCTCAAACTCCGGCCATCCACCCTCTACATCTAATCTATCATAGAATGTTCTGTGGAATTGTGTCTTGGTATCATTACCAAGAGTTAGATTATCTTTAGTATCGTCGTTGTCCAAGAGAGAAAGATCTTTTTCGTATAGACTAGAAACTAAATCTCTGAATGGATACTTTTTAGTATCGTACTTTACAATTTTCATTATAGAATCTCCCTGATGTCTTCTTTCTCTAATTCATAAGACGAAATTGAACTACCACATTCTAACAAGTTTTCTCTAAAAAACACTAAAAATTTGTCATCTTTTTCTATCACTGAGTTCACCCTTTTGTCATACCTCCCGTTATGGGGGAAAGCATATCCTTTAATTTCCCAATCGAAACCATTATCAGATACAAGAAATAAAGTCTTTCCGTTTTTAGTTTGTCTTTGTTCGGTTCCACATGCCTCAAAGTAAGGCGCAAAAGCACAAATTTTATCCCCAAAAGGAAATACGACTAAATTATAATAATTATTCTTTCCATCTACTACTGGTTCATTTGTAATATGTATCCGAGTCGGAGAACTCCAACCAAATAAATCAGTAGAAGTTGTAAAGAAAACTGCTCTTTCATCTAAAGATGGATTTAGTCTGGAATAAAAAAAGTACTGATCGCTTATCTTGATTGTGCTGGGTCTTGTATCATAACCAACTGAACCAAAAGGAACACCATTACCATGCAGAAAACAATGAAGGACTGGCAGTGAATGAACCTCTTCCCAGTTCATTCCATTCTTAGACTTAAGTAAATACAAACCATTTTTTCTATCTTTTCTGTGATGATCTGGATAACTTCTTTTTTTGGTTTCATTCCAAACCAAATCTGGAATATCGGCATCCCTATCTTCTCCTGTTGATATATTACTACCACACAACATGTAGAGACAATCATCTTTTTTGATGATAGAAAATGATCCACCCGGACAATCTGTCACAACAACTTTAGGAGCATCCGCAACACCAGGCGAGACAAATTCAAAGTCAGCTCCTGCCATCGCTAGTTTGACAACATCTTTATTATTCTCCACTCCCTTGTAATACAAAGAGTATTGGTTTGTCCAATGTTCCACTACCTGAAAGTATTCACCAACGTGATGCTTAACAGAATCTTCGGGAGAAGATAAAGAGAAACAAGTTTTTTTGTTTTTAAAAACTAATTCTTTCATATCAATTTCAAAATTGGATAATATTGATTGGGTTGATTTAGAAGATCTTTGAAGAACAATCCATTCCTAAAACTTGAATACCACTTTTCCTCTGAGTCTTTGAATTGGTTGACAAATTTTTCACTATGAATAATCTTTTTATGTTTACCGACAAAACCGGCAGCTAGAACAAAGGTACTAGATCCAGAAATTAAAACATCACACTCAGAAAGAATACAAAAATCTTCGATGTGTGAAGCTGCTTTATGGTATACATGTAAGTTATTGTATTTAAGATAGTCCATTGTCTTTTGATAGCTTGGATAGTTTTCATCCGGATCATCAGTGCATACAAAAAATACAATATTCTTATCCTTATATTCGGACAAAATAAACTCTATAGCCTGTATATAATATTCTGGTCCATGAATCTCCCTACCATTCATTCCATCAGCGCCTCTGGTATCTCCACCTCGTATATGGATACCAACAGCAAAAACTCTGGGATCTATATTATTTTCTTGATTGAATATAAAAAAGTGACGAGGATCCACGGCAGTTAGTCTGTGAAAAGGGCCGTGTAGAGACAATGTGTGAAGTTTCCAATCACCCTTAGAATATTTTTCTCTTAATCTATCTGTCGATAAATCACACAAATCATCAAAAGGAATTTCAGAATAATTACTTGTAAAACCAGTCTTAGTTGTAGGACAAATCTTTTTCAAGTGACCATAACCATCCCAGTTGTCACAAGAAGGAGACTGATTTAGTAAGTTAGACAACTGCATCAGATTGTTAAAGTGGAAAATTTTATTACCAAATCTTCCTCTAGTTTGTACGTCTATCGATAGCATAAATCACCTGTCATAAAAATATGTTGTAAGAGTATATCGATTGCCACTTTCAATTTCTTTTCCCCGATGAAGATATGTGGAGTCTACTAAAATACAAGTTCCTGCTTCACCTGTTATTTCTATAATATCATCATCAGAAATATTTTCTTTTACTATCTCTTCTGATATTCTTAGATTGGAAAATTTAGGAAGACCCTTGACAATATCCCTCGACTTTTGAGCGATAGTGAAAGGTCCATTATCAGAACCCACATCAGTAAGATACATGAAACTCTTGAACTGCTGATCGTCTTCACTGTCTACATGCCAACCACCACCAGAGTCTACCTTTTTCTTTGTATCAAATTTCACAATACCCGCGACTGTTCTGTCTGGATCGTTACAAGAGCTGTAGTTATCAGCGATTTCCATTATAAATGTATCTTCCTTAAATGAAGATGCAGTCGGGGAATGATCATTAGATCTGGAACACCTAAGATCTCCGCCCTGTCCAGTTTCAAATAAGTGTGGAGGTAGAGAATTTAGTTCGTCAATAGCTGACTCGCAAGTTTCTCTGTCCCAGTAATTTTCTATAATAGAAAAACCATATTCGTTTAGCTCATCTAAGATTTCATCTTTTGTTTTTAATCCCACTTCCATGATGGATCTGTCCTTTCTAATTTCAATGTGTTTTCTGAGTTAGCTGATCTATGATGGTTTATCGTAGAATTGTAATCAGATTTTTTTTGTTTCTTATCCCACTCCGCCCTATCTTTCCAATTTTGTTCACTAGTAAAGTACTCGCTTATTTTTCCATAGTGAATTATAACTGGATTATTCATTACATCAACCGGCGATCCGGGAACATTGACTGGTTGATTTGATGGTCTAACTCTATTTTGATTTGAGTCATACTTTAAAGTATAGTCAGGTATGTTTCGAACAAAAAAACCTTTTCTATACTTAGTGCTGAATGGATCCCATTCTATCCTAGAAGCTCCAGCGTTATATGAATCTACTCTATAATGATCTTCATCAGTCCACAGGTGAACCCAAGGAAACGTCCATAGATTATTTTGTTCTTCGTGTCTAGATCCAAGCGAATTTATCCAATCGATAATATCAGGAGATGGCATTTCGTCTGCATCCAAAAAGAAAAAGTAATCTGGATCGTGCTTGTATGCTCTCTCCAATAATTCTTGTCTTTGAAGACCACCCTGACGATCGGCATAATCTCTTTCTGATCTTCTATAATACTCAACTGATGTATGTTCCGAACAAACTTCTTGTGTGTTATCCATACTTCCGTCATCACTCACTATAATCTTATAGCAAAACTTACTGAGGTGAGGAAGTGTTTGTTTTAGTATCCAAGCAGAATCTTTGGATGGTATACACGCAACAACTTTATTTTTCATGTGATAGAGTCCCAAAACTCTGGACGATTTTCTGAATTAAGAATCTCTCTATTTACAACAACATAACTAGCTAAACCAGAAACCATATCCGTCACAAACATCTCATGTGATGAGTCAAAGTTATCAGTCAACCAAGACTCAGCTTCAGACATATTGTCAAACAATTCATACTTGTCAGTAAAATAGTTAGCACCACAGTTTGTGCCATGAAACTCTACACCGAAATGATCGCACTGCTTCAGTATGTCAACACACTCTTCGTTCATTACATGTCTTTCGCAACCCTCACAGTCAATTTTGAAAGCCCATGTTTTAGAGATATCCAAGTCATATTTTTCTAAAATATCAGGAAGAGAAATTGTTTCCGTCTTTCCGTCTGGGATCTGTATACTTTCTCCGGCACCAAGACCATAAGGAATAATGGTTAGATTTTCCAATCCAAGCTCATCTTTCTTTTTCACTATCTCGTTATAATAAGGAAGGTCAGGTTCCAAAGCTATGATTTTAGTTTGCGGATTATTTTTTGCAATGTTGTGAACATGCCAAGGATGTTTTGTCCCACGAGCGCCGATGTCTATGAAGAAATCAAAGTAGTTACTAGGATAGGTTTCTACTAAGTACTCACTCCATATGTTTTCAATCAATACTGGTTGAATATTCTTCATAATAAATCACTTTCTCCCTGCAAATGAGGGCGCATAATGCTCATCACCTGTGTATTTAGGACGAGTGTGTCGGACTATTGACATGGGATTTGCAACGTAGTTACACTTATCTCTAACTCTAAATGACCACTCCAAATCTTCACCTTGTCCCCACAGGAATCCTTCGTCTAGAGGATTTTGTTCCATAAACTTTTTCTTTGCAACCCAATAAGAACCTGAAATATACGCCCATTTGCCTGCATGTATATCTTCGTAAGGCATTGTTTTTCTTGTTCCATATTCTGGATGATCCCAAGAAACCCAGTCCCGGAAACGTTCACCCCAGAAATTTTCTATTCTGTTCATGCAAACGTCCCAATCGTTTCCAAATCTCAAAAAGTTACTATACCAGTCTTGATCAAACATGTGGTAGTCATGCATAAAAACTACGTTTTCATATTTTGCATTTTGTGTTATCAAGTTCTTCTTCTTGGTGATCCAACCAGACAACACACCGGGCATTCTAACTCCGTCTTTGGTTGGGATTTTGGTTGTATGCTTCTGTCCATTTTTATCAATCAATGTTCTAGATTCTAAAAAAGGATTACCTTCTTTCTGAAGAATATCTAATACAACATTATCATCAAAGGGAACATGAACAACATCTGGTCTCTTGTGTAAGTGTAAGTGATTTCTGCCATCTTCTGGGAACGGTCCACCAACAACTACAATTTCATAATTGGGTATTTTTAATTTTCGTATAGAATCAAAAATACAAAGCATGTTATCTCGCCAACCAAGACTGCTCTCATTTTCTTGAGCTGCGGTTATTATACCAAATGTAAAATCCATATTTCCTCACAGTAGTTTTAAGTTTTGTAGCTTATCCCCTAGTTCATAGGGGCTATTTTCAAAGTCATAATCGGTCATCAATAAAAATTCTTTGTCTGGGAGACTAGTCATTTTATTTAAAATGTAGTCTATAGTTTTCTCCGGACCGCCATGTGTACTTTTCATGACGGTTCCATCCGGTGAGTATGTGCCATTATTCCAAAGATAGTGTAGACTCGGGTTCGCTTCTTCTTTTTCGAAATAGTAATTTTTTTTACCTTTCTGAAAAAAGTCAAACCCAACCAAAGCTATCTTATTATATTCTTCGTTATCAACAAACAAAGAAAATGCTTGTATGCCACTAGAAGGACCCCATTCATCAAAACCATATTTTTTAAAATCCTCGATAGTCTTGACACCAAAGTCATGATAATATTCCACACCTTGTGATGGACATATCTCTTTGACAGGAGGTTTCTCCCATCGGGAAGTATTAAAGATATGAGTTATTCCTAAGCCATCTAGAATATGTCTTTCGTATGGGTGGGGATCACCAGCGTTCAAAAAATGATAATTTGCTCTGTTTGAAATTAAGTGTTCATGTCCACTATAAGGCGGATGATTACATATGGCGACTTCATCAAAAGAGTCTATAAATTCTTTTGATGATCTCCTGACACTTGGACCTTTACCTATTACAACAATCGATTTCATTTAATTTTACCCAAATATGTTCTAAGATCTTCTGGAGTTCCCAGTCCATGCATCGCATGAACAAAGAAAGGCACTAATGTTTTTTTATCTTGAATCAGTTCATTATATACAGGAGCAATGTAGAATTCATTATTCACTCTGATGTTTTTAGAGATCATATCTTCTGCATACTTCACAAAGTCAGAACCGTTTCTGTACCAATAAATACCACACGTTGCTATATTAGATATAGGTTTCTTTTCAGCGACCTCTGTAACAAATCCTCTAGAATTTGTTTTAACAAAAGACCATTTTGGGTGAACAGATGTAAAGGTGAAAACCATAGAGTCAACGTCAGTCATATTTTTTATAAGATTGAAGTTTTGATTTTGATATTCAATGAACTGATCTGAATTTGCAATCAACAAATCATCATCATTATCAATAAATTCTTTTGCTAAGAGAGCTGTACATGCAGCTCCCTCGGTTAAACCATCAACCTCAACAATTGTTGTTCTACCATTTGTAATTTCATAAAGGGTTTCCTTGAGACCAGAGTATTCTTCTAGGTGTTGTTTTCTCACAAGGAAAATATAATCTGCATCGAAGTCTAAGTTTTCAACAACAGTTTGAATCATCGATTTACCATCAACATCAATCAGTGGTTTTGGGAAAGTATATCCTTCTTTAGCAAAACGACTTCCTTCACCCGCCATTGGTATTAAAATTTTCATCGAGAAACTCCTTGAAATTTTTATAATTAACTTCTTTACAATTGTCTACCTTCCATATGTTTGGCACAACGGAGGTAGTAGCTGCTTCAAATCCTTTATCAGAATCCTCTACAATCAAAACATTCTTTGGATCAACCCCAAATTTTTCTACTGCCAGATCATAACAATCAGGAGATGGTTTATTGTTTTTTACATCTTCATTTGTTATCAACAAGTCTATGAAATCATACTGTGAAGTTGACTTTAACATCGCTTCTGATGTTTCTCTTATTGAATTTGTAACACAACCAATTTTAATTGAATTTTCTTTTAGAACATCATGCAAATAAATTTTATCATACGCAGGACAAGAATTTTTCTTTATTATCCCCAGAGTCAAGTCCTGTTTTGTTTTCCAAATCTTATTGGAAGTCTCATTATCTATACCCAACATTTCCAATTTAACTTTTGTCGGTAATCCATTATACTTCTTTTCGTGATCATGTCTACTAATTTCTATATCGACTGTATCTCTGAGTGCTTTATTTAAAGCAACAAAGTGCCAATCACAGGCATCAACAAGAACTCCATCTAAATCAAAAAGTACTACTGAGATTTTACCAGGCAGTGTGAATTGATTTTGGTAGTATTTCGTCATGCCAATCTAACTCTCTTATATTAAATTCTATATTGGGATCAAACGGATACTCTTTGTTTTCTATAACCTTTTCCAATAGATCAGCGTCTGCAAATTTTCTATACTGAGGGTGACTGTAGGTATGCAATTTATATACCATGTCCTCTGGATGCATACACCAAGAGAAATGACAACCTGCTTTCATTGGTAAAATAGGACCGACATCTCTCCAATTGCATGGGTAGTTGTTTTTAAATACTTTATACTTAGCTGATATTGCAGATGTAAAATCTTTATTTTCCCAAAGATAATTCATCTTCCAAAAAAATTGATTCAAATTTAAACGAACCAGATCATGTATAGCAGTTTCATTTATTATATGTTCATATGCCTGCTCGTAAATTATTTCATCCGCGTCTATTGAAATAATAATATCATCGTCTTCGAAATTAATCATTTTCATGAAGTGACTTCTCATGGCAGGTTCATTTATTCTATGAATATCATCTTCATTTTCATAAGCTTCCACTGTAGTTTCAGATACATCACATGGAAGATATAGAATCTTGTCGCGAAGATTCTTCGGAAAATGTTCAATTAGATTTTCCTTTTCCCACAACAATTCATTTGGCATACCCGTGTGTGTTCTGTTGCACTCGCATATCACAAAGCGATCAATATGATCATATGACTCGATCAAATTCATCTGAAGAAATCTCATTTCGTGAGGTCTATAGAAATAAGTCTTTAAGTAGATCATTTTCCTAACCAATCTTCCAATCTTATCTTAGCTTTCCAATTAAGAATTTGTTCTGCTTTAGAGCAATCAGAAAGAGTATCACGAGCTTCTCCCGGTCTTCGTCCAATGTAGACATAATCTTCAAACTCTTTCGGAGAATCACCCTTACCAATCATCTTAACAAGATCCATGACACTCAAATTCTCTCCATAACCAATATTAAAAATTTGACCCAAAGCAGCACCATTATATGTTCTAGAAGCAAGAATATTAGCTTCTACCACATCAGATACATGAGTATAGTCTCTAGTTTGAAGTCCATCGCCAACGACTGTCATTGGAATACCAGCATCAACTTGGCGCTGGAAGATACCAACCACAGGTGCGTACTGCCCCTTCAATGGCTGATTCTCTCCATATACATTAAAGTATCTGAAGATCACTGTCTCGAAACCAAATAACTTAGTATACATCTCACACAACTCTTCACCACAAACTTTGGTCACTGAGTATGGATTCAGACAATCTTTTGGCATTGTCTCTACCAAAGGAGGGGTGTTTGACAAACCGTATGCAGATGATGTAGAAGAATAAACTAATCGTCTTACTCCGTTTTCCTTTGCTGCTTGCAGAACACAACTTGTTCCATATACATTTGTTTTAGCAGCGGTGGTTGGATTGTTTATACAGATTTGAATTCTAGCTTGTGCTGCAATATGAAAGACAGTATCGACATCCTCGAACAGAGGAAAAATTTTATCATATTCACAAATGTCATACTTGTAATTTTCTGCTTCTTCGTTCCAGTAAAAATTATCATGACAGTCAGATGATTCATTGTCTATTACAACAACTTCATGACCTTCGTCAATCAATCTATTTACTAAATTACTTCCAATAAAACCGGCGCCGCCAGTTACAAGATATCGCATAATCGCTCCTAGTTAAATTTGATTCCAAGTTTACTCAAAATATTCTGACCTATAACCCATGGTGTCACACTTTCAGAACTCAGATCGTATGTCTTTTCTTCGTATGAATACGTATCATCGCATAATTCAGCAGATATACGATCTTCCCAATACAACTCAACAACCATACTCTTTCTGAAGAAAGGATATAACTTATTACATTCTGGTATATCGATTGTGTTGTGTAAAATATTTTGCCTATGTCTAAACTGAAGTGTGAACTTAGCATCACTGAAAGATATCCACCACTTATGTCCAAACTCTTCTCTTGGATCAAAAGATGAAACTAAGTTATCAAACAAGGGGGATGGTACTTCAATATAACCCCTCTTTGATATTCTCACAATCTCATTGAGAAATTTAACTGGTTCATGAATATGTTCTAATATATGACTAGCAAAACAATAATCAAATTCTTTATCTTTAAATGGATATGGATATGAATTCAATTCGTGTTTGACAAACTTCTTATTTGGATAATTGTCTGTGTGATCATCGTGATCAACCAACACATCCGCATACTCACATCCGCTCTTCGCACCACACCCCAAATCAACCACGTTCCATTGTGGATTGTCTGAGAGTGTTTGCATTACATGATCTCTATCAGTTCTTTTTAACATTATATAAGTTCCCATACTGAATAATCTTCATCTTGATTTTCTAACAACTCAACCCAGAACCGATCATTTTTGTTTTTCCTGTTATCTAGCCATTCTTTTGAATGAATTATCTTTTTATTTTTTCCTACCATACCAGCGACAATATTAAAAGTAGATGGACTTGATATCATATAATCACAGTGCGACATCCTAACAAAGTCTTCAGCAAAATATTCTCTATCCCAAGTATTATCACCAAAGGAATAGCCTAACTTAAGTTCCTTTAGTCTCTCTACCACTGCTTTGAATTGATCCATTTCTAAATCATCAGTGAAAATATAAAAATGGTTTACTTCTTCTTTGAGTCTATCAATTGCATCCAAATAGTATTGAGTCTTTTGTCCAACGTAAATTGCATCTTTGTCCACTCTGAACTTATCAGTTCCTCTGAAATGAACAGCACATGAATTTTTAATTAATGGTGGTTCTTCTACTGCGAACTTGAAAATATCTCTAGTTGATATTGTTTTCCAGTCAAAATACTTTTCACCCAAACAGAACGGTAGATATTGTGGTTCTGTTTGTGTAATATTTTCCAGAGGTAAATCAAAGACACTTAGTCCTTCCCAAGGGGGACATGCATAACCAACACCTTGTTTCGCTGCTAACTGTCTCATGTTATTGTAGTAGAGAACTTTATTCCCAAAACCACAGGGCGTAAAATCTGGTATGATTATCATTTTGACTTCTCCAGAGCAACAGGTTTCCAGCCTCTATCTTTCCAGTAACCCATTACATTTTCTCTAAGATCAGAATGACCTTGTTGTTTATATGAAGCCAAATCATCATCACCTAAAACACAGTTGTGGGGATCAGACCAAATAGCAGGGTTATCTTTTGGTTGTGCAGGGACAAAACTTCTTATGTCACCATTTACCTTGAGTGATGCACAAAACTGAATGTCCTCTGCGTTATCGAGAGTAACTTGATCCTCTCTCCAGAAGTTTTTCACCCAGTCCCTTTTGAAAACCCAACAGTGTCCAACGAAGTCAACCTCGACATCTTCAGTATTGAATGCACCAAAATCAATGCCACCAACCTTAATATGAGAGTATCTTCCGTTTGCACCTATAATGGAGTTAAGTTGTTTTGATTTATTTACCGCGTACTCCAACCATCCGGGATTAGGAATAGTATCGTCATCGAAAATTGCAACGTAGTCTGTGTCTAAAATAAGTGGAAGAGTAAATCTGCCGTGGAATTTGAAGTTTCTATTCACATTGTGTATGTGAGTAAATCCATACCTTTCCCGAAGATCCGAGATATCAATGTGAGAATCATTTTGATAAACTATAATTTCATCTGCCTGGATTGACTGATTATAAATTGATTGAAGCTGATCTTCAAGATAATTTCTTTTCCAAACTGTCAATATTACTGTAAGGCTACTCAAGTTGGTTCTCCTCTGACGAATGTAAACTCTTGCATGTTTGTCCATACAATGTCATAACCATTATCAACTAATAGTTTAACAGATTTTTCTTTATCTTCAACTGAATAATCATCAAATCTTTCGTGATATTCTACTAGTAGTTGTGTTGGGAATATTTCATCCTTAATCATATCCTCAACAACAGAAAATTCAGATCCCTCTATGTCCATCTTAAGAAGATCGATATGGCTATGACCTTTCGATTCCATTATAGTTTTTAACTTCTTTACTTCACACCGTATGGTAGTGTTAGATTCACCAATCACTTCTCTGTAGGAAACCCACTCAGCCCGATCTGGTTGTTCCATCAAAAGATCTCCGTCATGATCTGAAAGACCTATTGTTTCAAAAACAAAAGAAGAAGGTGTGTCCTGATCGGAATAGTACTTGACTGAGCGAGGAGTGGGATCAAACAAATAAACAGTGCAACCGTGATTCTTATAAAGATCGTCATCAAAAGAAATATCTTCGCCAACCCCAAACGAATAAACAACAGAGTGGGGGTTTATTAATTCCGGATCCACCACCCATGCACATGTACCGGATCCATACTGTTTAAGTTGCCCATGTGTCATATCAAGTCTCCTTTAGAGACGGATTGTAAGATGAAATAAGATGGTAATACTTTTCTTTGTTCTCTGTGTAAGATTCTAACATTGGTATTTCATCTGGATCAACATATCTAACTCGATGTTCATTGAACAAAAACTTACCTTCGTCTATGAAAGATTGTATTTTTGCAGGCACATCATCAACACCCTCCATGAAATTCTTACCCAGATCAACTGCATGTCCCCAGTTCCTCAACTTAATTTCTATCTGCTCAGGAGTTCCAATGTATGTAAGGTGACACGCCGTTTCCTTAAAGATTTTTATCTGAGGATGTTTATCTCTCAAGTCACGCAACTGGTTTAGTGTTAAACCTGAAGTTTCCAGAGTGGCGTGTGATATCCCGGTAGGTCCATTCCACTTTTGGAATTCGCCTTCACTAGATCTAATACCATTCAAGAAATAGCAATGGAAGTTACCCTGTAGACAAAAGGGTTGTTTAGTTACTTTATATTCCTCTATTACTTCTTTTAGTTTACTTCTGATTGGTATCTCATCTAAATCAGAATAAAGAATAAGATCATCACGAGTACAGTTACTCAAACCGTCTATACATCTATTCTTTTGTTCTATGTCAATGTATGCTCTTCCTTTACCTTTCATGTCATCAACCACAACATGAACGATCTTATCGAGGTACTTAGAATATCTCTCTTTGTTTTCTTCGAAGTAAAGAGGTTTATCATCACCCATGTGAGTGACGGTATTTTCACATAGAACAAAATGATCTACGACATCATATAACTCTTCAAGTCTAAGCTCTAGTAAGTCTAACTCATTATAAAAATTAAAGCAATCCCATATCTTCATAGTTCACCTCACCAGTAACAACTGTTTTCTACGAGTTCTGTTTTTTCTTTTTCAGGAGTTTCTTCTGCCGATGGCCTTTTCCAGTTTTCATTATAGAACTCTGAAATGATTGGGTGAGTATCCCATCTACCACCCTTAACACCAAAGAGAATCTGTGTTGGACCACCTATGTGAATACCCTGCTTGTTGAATCTCTTCGCATGTACAGCAAGAGGAAGTGACCAAGCTCCACAACCAGTGAGAACAACGTCAGCGTCAGAGTCTTCGATCTTCGACTTGAGATCATCCAGTCCCTCAAACCAATTCTCGTAAGGGGATTCGGTTAAGTAATGTGACTGTGGTGTTTCTACAACTTCTAAATCAAACTCAGGAAGAACTCTTCCATCTTCCCAGAGCGACTCCCTGTTGTTATCATACTGCTCTTTAATTGTTTTGGCAAATGGTGACATAACCAAAACCTTTTTACCAGCAAGAGCTTCTGTCCAAGGGTTATCGTGGTAGTATGGTTCAAGACCTCTAAGTTCAGTCAAGAGAACTTCTGGATTTCTCGCGGTGAGAATTTCTTCATCATGATCTAACCACTTTGGAGAGAGATCAACTTGATCTAAACACTCATAAAATACTTCAGCAAACTCGTTTAGTGTATCCTGATCTTCGGGAAAAACTCCAGCAATAACAGTGATAAAATAAATCACCTGCTGGTTCCAAGTGGGTGCTTCCATTAGATTTTGAATAAGAGCCAACTGCTCAGAATTTCCAATCTTTCCTGCACAAAAAGCTTCACCTGATAAAACCATTTGCTTTAATTTCTCATTACCTTCATTCGCATTCATACTGAAATACCTCATTTAAAATTTTACATGTAGTTGAAAAGGATCCATATGAGGAACAGTTTTCCTCGTACCAAGATATGCAATTATCAGAAAGAGTTTTCCACTCTTCCTCTTTGACTTCTCTTAGTTTATCTATCTCTTCTGGAGAAGAGATTTTTATAAAGTGTGTATTTTCTACCAGTTTATTATAGTAGGTAGTATCCACACCGGGTGTTACGATTGGAACCACACCAAAAGCCATGTACTCTATTTCTCTATTACATTTTGGACCGTAGCCTGGCAGACATAATCCAAATTTAGAATAGGAAAGTTTTTCCAAATACTCTTCTTGTGTGTAAGGCCACCTGTTGGTGTCCCCCATCATAACGGGCATACTAAACAGTTCTATACAATCAGACCAATCATGTGATGATCTTTTATCTAATTGTACTTGATTTTCTATCTTACCCAAGAAAATACTTTCGATTTTTCTGTCTTGGTAAGAACGTCTAAATTCTTTTTTATATTTTTCTATTAGCTTTGGTTTTCTTCCCCAAAAAATCCAAGGCTTGCATCTGTCGTCTGCACAGTTAGGAATCGTATTACCAAATAATCCATATTCAAAAGGAGAGACTGGTCGATCATCAACTCTTGGATGATCGTATAATAAAATTTTGCCAGGCTTATCTACCCAACAAAATCCATCTGGGCTGTCTCCAAGTTTACACAACCCTTCAGATTCCCAAATATCTAGCAACTCTCTAAAAGAATCGCCCTTATGTCCCTGCCGGGGTTTTAGTATAATCACATTTACCTACCATTATATCCATGAGAGACATCTTAGTTTCAATGCCTCTAGTAAAGTTAGCATGATGCATAATGATGTCTTTTGGTACATCAAAATTCCATGCAATATCTCGCGTCCATTCTTTTTCTAAAGAATGAAAAACGTTGTGGTATCGTTTACCCAGTGGTTTTGCTTTTATTCCCATATCTTTGATATAGTAATTCATTGCTATTTGATCACCACTACCACTTTGACTAAAGTTATCCATGTTTTTCAGGACGTTTTCGAATAGATTGAGAATTTTATCGTTTGATCTAGCAATAAAGAAACCAGCACAAAGCATATTTACATCATCTATACAAGCTATATCATTGTCACCAATTTCTTCGATGATATTATCTTTGAACTTATCGAAGAAAATTATATCACAATCAGAATGTACAAAAAATTCATCTCGACCTTTTGTTTCTAAGATAGAATCTACAACATATTCCATCTTTTTTCTCATCGCAGACATCCATCCGGCGTGCATAAATGATGCCGAAGGACAGTCCTGTGGGATGTTTCTAATAACAAGCTCAAGATCTTTTTCATAAGGAAACGACTTGAGGTAATAATCATCTAATATTTGTTTGTGTGAGTCGGAGTAGAACGTATATGTTTTCATTATATTTTCCTAACTAACTTCTCTAAGAACCCCGAAGTTATTATTTTTTCTTTCTTCAAATACCTTTCCATCTTTTTCATACATTTCACCACTGTCATTTCTTTGATGTAACTCATCAGCTTGATCGTGGTTTCCGGGAATCCAAAGATGTTTTGCAATACAAATATCACTAACTGCAAACTTACCCATTAGCATACACGCCGAAGTTTGCTCGTTATCACAAAACACAGAAGTATAATCTGGGTGGTAGATATATCCAAATCTCTCATAGAGCTTCCATCCCAAACAAGGCAATGTCATCAATGGATCTTTTCTTATTCCATCATTAAACTTTATTGCCCCATCATAATCAGGGAAGGTGTTTTGATATGTCCTATAGATGATATCATCATAATCTTCTTGGACGGGGAACATATCATCTGAAATCAGTAAAAGAACATCACCCTCCGCACCGTCCATATTTGCGTTACAAGCTTCTACTTTAGATTTTGAGTTACCGTAGAAATATTGTATATCATTAGCCTGTGCTAACTCATCTAACCACATTCTCATTTTTGGTGTATTCATTGTCGAATCATCTTCATCTAAAGTTATGATAAATGATACTTCATGTTTACCAGAAAGTAAAGAAATATATTTGGTTAAAATTTGTTTGAATTTTTCAGGACGATTACGAGAAGGAAATTTTATCACTAGTTTCATTATCAATTACCTATTTTTTCCTATATGGTATTTTGGTATTAGTTCCCAGTCAGTTTTTTCTCTGTGTGGGATAATTTTAATTTGTGCCAAACCTGATTGTGGTTCATCATATTCCTCTCCTTCGATTGGAACAACTAAACCCCATTCTTTTAAAAGTTTAACAATAGTATTTCTTCTTCCTAGATCATTGTCAGAAACATCGCTAGACAATCCATCTAGCAAGAATAATTCTTTAAAGTGCAGTATGGCATATCTACCTCTTTTGTGTAGAATATGGCAAGACTGATATAATTTGTTTTCTTTTCTTGATGAGACACCTATACGTGTGAGAGTTTCTCTCACTTTCAAAAAAGAATCTTCTTCTGGAAGTTCTATCTCTACGCCCAAGCCCTCAAAAATATCATTTTCTTCTTCACTATCCATAATATTATCTCCAATACATATTCGCTTCAATATAATATGGCATAATATATAGATCTTATCCCTTTTTAACACCGCCAGTGTCATATAACGCTTCTATATTTCTGAGCTGTTCATCTGACAACAGAGATAAAACTTCCCTTGCTCTGTGATTTGAATAGTTATAATGCTTTTTTATGAGAGCCAATTTATCATCGTCCTCTCTTTTCAACCACTTACTAAATCGCTTTCTCTTTCTGAGAGACAATCTAAGATAGTCGAATTGCATTTTACTGCCGAGATGAGACATTTGATTACATTGATTTGCATACAGAATGCTGTCTGGAAAATAAGACAAACACTTGTTGATGACAAAGGGAACATATTCCTTTTCATACAAACCAGTGGGATCTCCGTCCATCAGTGGAGACTTCGAAAAATTAATTGAATTAAGATATTCACTCAGATTCATCAACTACCGCCACAATATCTTCTCTTTTGAGTAGGTCAAATTTATCATGAATACCAATTCTCTTACTTACTTCGTAGAGAACAATGTCCCCCACTTTATAATCCACTTTAGCTACCTTTCCATCGAGACCTGGAGTTCCGGGTCCCATGGTAATAACAGTGGCTTGAGCAAAAGATGTACTCAGTACCTGACTTGTCTTGAAAATAATACCAGAATCAGTTTTTTGTTCTTCGTTGTAATCGATTTTTTGTACTAGGATATAGTCACCCTGTGCAGAATATTTCATTTGAATTCACACTCCATCATTAGTTCTACTAAACATGCGGTTAAGTTAATTTCGTGATCTGCAACAAACGCAGATTTGTATTGATAATCAGCCAAAATCAAAATAGACTGTGGAACTGAAGATGCAATAACATATGTATTCATTCCATCGTAGATCTTTCTGAATATGTGGGTTTGATCGTTATCTAAGTTTTCAATAACCCACTTCCTAACTGAAGTAAAATCTTTCTTCTTCATTGAAGAAGCCAATTCTTTGATTTTAATTTCAGAAACATCTGACAATATACCAACATCAATTGTACCAGAGACAGAATACTTTTGCAATTCATTTATGATTCTCCTGAAATCAGGAAAATATTTCATTACCAATCCAACCAAAACCTTTTCTTCATAAGGAACGCCTTCATTGTCAAGGATTGTTTTGATCCTATCTAGAATTTGTATGGCGAGTTTTGGTTTCTCTTTCGATGCTATGTTGAAGTTTACAACGGTACATCTAGAATGAATTGGTTCGATGATTCGATTCTTGAAATTGCAAGTCAAGATAAACCTACAGTTTTTAGAGAACTCTTCTATGAATCCTCTGAGTGCAGGTTGAGTTGACTGTGCATTTGAATAATCAAACTCATCAAGAATTACAACCTTCTTTTGGTTTGTCAAAGAAACCGTGCTGGCAAAATTTCTAATCTTTGTTCGGAGAGTATCGATGTTTCCATCCTCCGAACAGTTGATCATTAGGTAGTCTGTACCCAGTTCTTTACAAAGAGCCTTTGCAACAGTAGTTTTTCCGCAACCAGGTCCTCCACATAGAAGAAGGTTTTGAGATTCTCCACTTGCTACAATGTCAGAGAAAATCTTTTTTATGTCTTCTGGTAAGACACACTCTTCAATTTTAGATGGTCTATATTTTTCAACCCACAAGTAGTGTTGAGTTTCCACGATGGTCATTATGATTCCTCATTATAATTTTTTAATCAAACAGAGTAAACAGAGTCAGATTCAAGAGCAACCCAATACTTTAGATCAAGTCCACTAGCATTACAAAATTCACTAACAACCTTTTCTGTAATATTCACTGTATAATCTCCCTGAAGCATTTTCAGGTTCTCTACCTTGAAGTAATATTTAAAGGCAGCAGACTCATCATATACAGCATCTCCCAACTCAACCGAGTACGAGTTAGTAGTTCGATCAGCTTTATCCAGAACTTCAGCGAAGACACCATCATCAGTATTGTGGATACAAAGATCGGGGAGCTGAAGAACAGCCGCAGCTCTTTGCAAGTCATTGAATATATCTTGCTTCCAACCGAAACTAACAACAGTATCAGGCATATCAATTTCTTTGGTGGGTACTGTAAGCAGACTTGGTTCTGAATAAAAATACTTAATCAAAGAATTATTAGATCCCTTGATAGAAACATACCCTTCTTCAAATTCAAAATCAGGATCTGAGAAAAGAGAAATTGTTCCTAAGAATTTACCAAGATCCCAGATTCCAAATTGTGTTGCGAAGTCTTCTTCAACAGTAGCTTCTGCCATTACATTCTTGGCGGGGGTAAGGGTCTTCAAAACATTTCCTTCTTTAACTAGAATATTTGAGTTTAGACTAGAAAAGTTTTTTAGAATCGAAAATGTGTTTTTACTTAATTTCATTAATCACTCCACTGATCAAAATTTTCCATGTTTTCTTCATAATCACTGTCATCTATATTTCCTTGTTTAACATCTCTAAGCAATTTTTTTGCTTGATGTCTGCTTGATTTTCTTCTTTGACTACCTTTTTTTCCAAAAGAATAATCTTCCTCACTTGAGGTAGACTTGATCTTACCACGGGTGGATTTGTTTTTCAATTAAAAATCCTCCAAATAATTAACAAGCTTTACTAATTTCTTGGTTATAAAGTAATTTAAAATTTTCGAACGATCACCATAGGTTGAATCATCAAAGTTGAGATGTATCCTATCCTGAATATCATTGGGTATTTCTTCGAAATCAACCAAGACTTTATTTCTATTCCAATTCTTAAACATTGGATCATCTTCACCTATTGTGGTTTCTTTATATTGTGCGAGCTTCTTCTTTGTTAGAGGACGTTGCTTTTTAGTTTCCTCTATGAAACAATCATCGTCCGAAAGAACATTTGGGATTCCATCAGACGAATCTCCCCTCAACACATGTTCCAGAAGATATGTTTCCGGATCTTCACACACAACAAAGTCTTTTTTACTTGGACTGTATTGTTTTATATTTCCATATCTTTGAAGTTGTTGGAAGTCTTTATCACTAGAGATGATAAGAATCTTTTCCTGTTTGTAGAATCGTTTTGCTATAACTGCAATGACATCATCAGCTTCTGTATTTTGTGCTGAGATATTTTTGTAGGGTAGATTTTCTTCTACTTCATTTCTAATGATATGTAAGTATTCGAAAATTTTATTCCAATCAACATCAGAGTCTTTTTGCTTTTTTCTTCTCTGTGCTTTGTAATATGAAAATACATTTTTTCTCCAGCAATCAGGAGAGTCGTGACAAATAATAATTTCACCATATTCAGCAGAGAACTTTTTTCTATAAGATCTGTAAGTGTTCAGAACTAGATGACGAATAAAATCGATATCCATTTCATTATTGTATTTTATAGATTGGAAAATATTCGATAAGATAATTTGGTTGTTGTCTATTAGTATCATGTTATACATTCTATCATAATTTAATTAAAAATCAAGTCTCAACCCAGTGTTTTCCATTGTCATCTTTGATGTACTTATAAACCCTACCTGTGGCAGAATCTATCCACTCGTCACCAACCTTTGCGGAAAAGGGAACTGTATTGTCATTGAAAAAGTTTTGTGATTTGCCCATCATAATCCAACCTTCTCGTTCTCCCACTTCGGGAGATACACCAGTTATTGTTTTTGACGCGGCATACAATCTAGAATTTTTTATTACAAGATCGCCATATTCATATGTGATAGGAACTCCATTTTCATTTGAAAATTTGTAGTTGCCTATAAAATTAAAAGAGTCAAATTGTACCATTAAAAGCACCTCAACAAAAGAGTCTTGTCATTTATTCTTCCAGTGACAGGAAGCTTTTTAGTATTTATCTTGTCTAATGTATTTAAAGAAAAATTCTTTCCTCCTGAACAACAACTCCCCAGAAGAGTTTTTATATTTCTTCCGGCAGATTTACAAAAAGACAACTCAGGGTTGTAGTTTTGTATGGTTGTTCCCTTAAAAACAAATCCTTCTTTTTCCGAACATTCGTAATAGAATATTTTATTCTGTTTAGTATTGAATGCGATCAAACCATTAGCACCAACTACTTTTGTTGAATCTACCGATTCAACTGAGTGCTCGTCCCAAGACTCTTGGTACTTTACATTCTTAACCATCTTTTCTGGAGTTATCTTTTTCTTCTTTCTTACAATCTTACTCCTCGATTCGAATTCATCTGCAATAGAAGTGACATAAAGAAGAAGTTTCTTTTGTTTTGTTTTTGACAAATAAGACCAACCCTCTACTAAATCAGGATCAGTTTCATTTATACTACACTCCAATTCATTTTCAAAAGTTCTAAATCTTTCTGCAATGAATCTAGCTTCTTTTTTTGGCATTTTGTATGCGCTGCACAAACCTTTTGCGCTTCTCTTACGAAGAGTTGTATTGTTTTGTAGGGAGGCGATATATTCATCAATCCATGTTTCGACTATAGCACCCGGCGTGTCACCGTTCATTTTTAATCTCCTGGCTTCCAAAATACAAACACTGGTTCATACTTTAGATATTTTCCTTTGACTTGACAATAATTCTTACACTTTGGGATTCCGTTTTCGTCCACTCGGTTTTGACCTGGCATGGATTCCAATCCCATTTTTAACTTGTACTTGAATATCATACCATAAGATTCAAGAATTTCAATAGAATCTTTCTCTATAGGCAGATACTCACCTTTGACTAAAATGTCTGCGACATTCCACAGGAGATATCTATCATTTTTTAAATATTCAACACAAGTCTTTAGTGTGGGTTCAAGAAATCCATCTCTCCATGATTCATACGAAGAACCAAACTTCTTAAATGATTGATTCTCATCTTCACTATATGCCTCTCTATTGAAGTAGGGAGGTGAAGTGAATATTAAATCAAGTTTTCCTTTGTGTTTCTGGAACCCCGGATCTTCATGAATTACTTCGGAGCCAAGTTGATATAGTTCGTAATTGTTTGTAGAGCTAAAGAAAGGATTTCCACGGTACGTTTTAGTATTATAGAAATCGGCAACCAGACTATATTTAGAAGTGTTATCAGGAAAGAAATTGTCAGGATTGGGATCAGTGCCAATATAAAGAATATTCCTATCATCACGAGCACACATAGCACCCAAAATTCTACCACCCCAGCCTGAACTTGGATCGTAAATTCTGATTTGTTCTTGTTGTTTAATTTGTTCAGTATATCTCTCATACAAATATTTAGCTGTAGTGGGAGGAAAGTTTACCGCTGGTTGGATATAACCTATACGAAAAGCTTTGAAGCCTCCGGGGAACATTGGTTTATCTTTTTTATAGAGTCTAATAGAATAAACCTTATCGTCAGCCATATTTTCAATATCAAATGTAGAGTAGTGTTTATATTGCAACCAACCACAATCTTTATACTTTTGAACTTCATCTTTTGTTAGTTGCAGAATCTCTGACTGTTCAATCTGAAAATAACTAGTATTCAAACCCTCTCTGATTTTTACTTCTTCTAAGAAGAAATCATATCCATCAAACAGACTTTGGTTTGTAAAAAATATATCAATCCATTCCTCACCAGAGTCAACATCAACAACGGAATACTTCTTACTATTTTTTATAGTAGAAAGAGCATGTGAGTAAAATGAATCTCTTCTGAAATGCCTAGACGCACCTTTTACAACTCGATCCAAATAATCATCATTTGCAATCAAGTCATAGATGGAGTGTCCATTGTCTTTGTCGGAATAATTTATTCTAGTCTTAAACATATTATCAAAAAACTGATCGACTTCCACTCCCAGTCTTGATTTGTTTATGATCACATCATCATCTATATCTGATAATTCATCAGTGTTTGTAAATGTATGAACTGGATATTCCGCAAGCTTATTGAATGCTTTGATGATATCAGTTTCAGACTTCCCAGTGCGAGGAGGACAACCATAATTGTCCCATGAGTAAGTCAAAACTTTTCTCAATTCAATAACCCAGTCTTTAAATTCATCTGGTGTCATTGCAAGAAGATCTTCAAACTTACAATTCACCTTTGAATTTATGACATAATCATTTCGTTCATAAAATTGTTTCATGATCCTACATTCCAAAATAAAGCACCCGGACTTGCATACCTTTTCATAAATTCCCATGCCTTTGCATCGTATGTTGGTGCAGAAGGAAAGGGTGGTTTCACTTTTGTTTCTTTGTTGAAGGGGATTTCACAGTGATAGACTTTTGCTCTTCCGTAGTCTCCTTTGTGTCCAACAGCAACACAATGGAACGATGCATCTGGCCATGCTTGCTGTAATCCTCTAGTGAGGGTTCCGGATGAACCGACTGTCCATACTTCGTTTGGTCGAACATCGCACCGTAAAGCAACCCTAGTAACGGAAGCAATAACACTAGGATGGTCAAACCCAATAGGAAGTAATCTACGATTGATAGGACTTTCTTGCACATAATCTCTTGCTCTTTTCTCTGTCACCGACAGCATCCCATTTGGAACCCAGTTCATTATAGCACCTTCTTCAATGGCCCGCAACTGATAATCATGTAGTTTATCCATCGAACGTTCAGCCATAAAGACAATTGCCTTTTTACCATATTTGCGGCATAAGTACGAAAGAGAAATCTGTGCGTACCCAGTTGCGGGAGAACTCCCATATACCCATTCTTCTATCTCCGGTTGACTTTGTATTAAATAATCTGCAAATCTAACTTTAGATCCGCCTCCGAGAAGATCATCTCGAACAATAGAAAATCCTTCGTGTTCTTCTATCACTGGGGCGGGATTTGGATCTATCCAATCACCAATATCACAATCATCATCGAATAGACTTGGCATAAATTACTTCATCCTACTAAAATTATTCACCTTTTTAAACTTAATATGATTTTTGAATTTATCTACAAGTTGATCTGCCTTATGACTTATTACAAAAATATTATTTTTTTGGCTGAGACCATCTAAAATTTTCATTAAGTCATCAGTACCAACAGAGTCCAGAGAAGAATCAAAAATTTCATCAAGAATCAAAAGATTGCAACTTGCACTATTTTTTAGTTTGGCGACTTCTCTCCAAGCTAACAATAAAGCCAAGTCTATTCTCATTTTTTCGCCTTCGCTAAAACTCATATATGTAAAATTATCTCTGAATCTACTCTTGATTGTTTCATTGAACTCTTCATCTAAAGTAAACTGAACAAAGAAATCCATTTCAGTTAAGTTTTTATTGATCAGTTTATTCATGATAGGCAAATAATGTTTTATAATTTTTGCCTTAATCCCAGAGTCTTTCAGTAGAGTTGTCATAAATTGATATTCACTTCTTGTAGACAGAACACTTTCCTTTTCGTCAAGAAATGATTCTAACTCAGAATTAAAATCTTCTAACTGAGAAACTTCGGCAGAGACATCATAATCACTCAATTGCAATTCGTTGTTTTCATCCTGTATCTTTTTTATGTACTTAAAGATTGCAGAAACAGAAGAATTGTAGTTGGTTATCTCACCCTGAATAACCTTGATCTTGTTAATAAAATCTTGATAAGAAAATAATGTTTCTTTTTTCTCTACAATAGAATCGTCAATTTTTTCCAAACCAAGATGTAAATCGGTTATGTTTTTTTCTAGATTACTTGTTTTTTCATCACAGAAGGAAGAATCAATTGGTTGATCACAAGTAGGGCATGAAGTGTTGGTATTAAAGAATGAAATTTCTTTCTTTATTGACTTCATGTTTCTTTTCATCTGCGATTCCAATTCCTCAAGTTTACTCAAAGAATTTTCAATTGATGATCTATCTTCTATGTTAACTTCTAGATCTTTTATTTTATTTTCTGAACTAGTAATTTTGTTTTGAAACTCTTCGATTTTACTTTGAGACTCTTCAATCTTACTTTGATTATTTTCTAAGGTTTCTTTACCTTTTTCTTTTAGACTCTCTATATGATTCTTCTGAAGATTAATTTTTTCTTTAACCGTGGAAACAGCAGAATCAATTTTGTTTATTTTTTCTCTAAGTAAAGATCTTTTTTCTTTTAACACATCATTCATCAAACTAAAAACATTCAAGTCCAAAATATCTTCAATGACAGATCTTCTTTCGGAGGCACTCAACTGCATGAACGGAATAAAAGAGGAGCTACCAAGAGTAACTATTTGAGTGAATGTTTTATAGTTCATTCTTACAACTTGTTCTTCGAGCATTCGTTGATAATCTTTAGCTTTTGCATTTTGATCCAATAACTTTCCATCTTTATAGATTTCAAATATCTTGGGATTCAATCCTCGTATTATCTTATACTCGTGTGTCCCAACAGAAAAGGAAAGTTCAACTAAACAATCTTTATTGTTGATACTATTAATTAATTGTGGAATGTTTATTCTACGGAATGGTTTGCCAAACAAAGCAAAGGTAATGGAGTCCAACAAAGCGTAAGACTTACCATGACCATTTGCTCCGGTGACAAGAGTGGTTGTCTTCCCACCCAAGTTTATTTCAGTAAAATAATTTCCGAATGATCCAAAATTTTTAAATCGAACATTATTAAATGTGATCATAAATTAAACCGACTACTTAGTTTCTTCAGTTGCCTCTGTGATTGTTTCTTTTTCTTTGGTATCAACAACTTCAGTTGATGCGTCTTCAACTACTACAGTTTCTAAAACCTCATCACTTTCCATGGACTTAAACTTTTCTTGCTTCTTGAGCTTTGCTTCTTTCTTTTGCTTTGCTCGTTCTGCACAGCTAGAACAACCACCTGAACTCTTCTTCAAAGAAGCAACTTCAATTCCAGAAGGACCGAGCTGTCCCGGAATTGTTAGTATAGTAAGTTCCTGACCATCTTCAATATTTCTAGATGCTCGATATACAATAGTGGAGAAAGTATTATCAAAACTCCAGTGAACGTTAGGAACTTCTGATCTAGAATAAGCCAATCCATTTCCCATAGGAATGACAAAGGGGTGTCCAAGCTCATCCACAATAGGATTGTTGGAACTAAACTTATAGAGAAATGATGCAGCCATCAAATCATTAAAGTTTTTGCCGAATGATTCAACTGTAGTATGAAGAACAAGTGCTGGAACTTCTTCGATAACTTCACCGGCTTCGTAATTTCTTTCTGCATAGACACCATAGCTCTGCTTTTCATCACTGAATTTAATTTTACAATCAGGAGTTTCGAACGCATTCTTATGCGGTCTACCATTTTCCTTAGTAAAGAATTCAGCGCCGCTGATATGTCTTTTCCAAACCATTTGTCTTCTTTGTGTGTCTTCACTCATAGTGATAAGCTCTCCATATAAAGCATTTTTGCTAATTGTTTTAAAGAATCTTTATTATCTAAATCAGTATTCAAATCTATTTCATTAGAAATTATACTGATCGTATCTTGTCCCATATCAATCATATCTTCATCAAATTCAACATCACCCATATCTTCAATAACAGTCAAATCTAAGTTATCAACATCCATTAGGGTATCTAAAAATGAATCAAATTCAACAGAATTTTCTTTTTTATTCACGAACAACTTAATGTATTTATTAGAAAATTCTTCCAAGTCAATATCTAAAACTTCATTATTTTCTTTTGTATCATCATACTCGAAACTGAAAAACATTCTCTCTGGGTTTTCAATGAATTCAATTTCTCTTGTTTCTGTGTCTAAGATATGAAATCCCTTTTTATCATTCAAATCACTGAATGTCATTTGGTAAGGAGTCCCCAAGTAATGAACATTATTTTTACTGCTTTTGCTATGAAAATGTCCACTTAAAACCATCTCGAATCTTTTTAGGAAATTGTCATCCATGCCACCATGAAATTTAACTCCTCGCATAACTTCGTACCCAGTCAATTCAAAGTGTCCGCAAATTATAGGACATTTACAATTCTGCAAGAACTCCATCGAATCATCATAATTTTCTTTGTTGATCCAAGAAACCAAACCAATACAAAGATCGTCAAAAACTAACTCTGTTGGTTCGTCATAAATTACAAGATTATCATTTTTACTAAAGAGTTCTTGTAGTGAATTTATTTTGTTTGTGTTTTTATAAAAAGCATCATGGTTTCCTATGAGACAATGCATTTTTATATTATTATCTTTTAGATTTTTAATGAAATCATTCTGGATACCATGAAGGGTATTATAATTAACATACTTTCTTCTGTCCATCAAATCACCAAGATGGATTGATTGTGTTATTCCATTTTCTTTACAATATGGAAAAAATATGTTATTAAAAAATCTAGAAAAATAATCCATGAAATGTGGAGAATCATTTCTAACGCCAAAGTGTGTATCTGTTATGAGTGCTATTTTCATTTAGGTTTCTTTTTATTCTTTGTCGTGAACTTGTCTAGATCATTATCACTTAGAGAAAAATAAGTTGCCATTGCTTTTTTTGTATCGGTTTTTTCAAAATAATTATGTTTAAACCAACTGCTCATAGATCCATCTGTATCTAACTGTTCCATCATTTTAAACTTAATGAAGTTTTGTTTCTTTTCTTTTTCTATTCTTCGTATGAAGGCATAGTAAGTTATTTGAGTAAAATAAGAAAAAGGATTTTTTGATTTTTCTGGATCAAAATTGTGTGCATAAGTTATACAGTTTTCAATTGCATCACCAACCATTTCTTCTCTGAATGGATAGTTTGCAAAGTTTGGTTTGTATGACAAGTGTTCTGCTATCTTGACGAAGCACTCTCCAATGTAATTACTAACTGGAGGTCTTCCTTCATCAACTTCTTCTGCTTCTTTAATTTGAGTCTTCCACTCACACATTGCTTCGAAGAAGACTGTATTATCAATATAATTATTTGCTTTGGCCATTTATTTAATTCTCCACACAGAGTATACACGAAATATTTATTTTATCAACTTTTTTCTTGACAATTTTAAGAACCCCTTTACAATTCACTATGTAGTGAGAGAAAAGGAATAGTCTCTATTCAAAGTATTCATCAGGATCAGAATTCCAATCAGTCCATCTGTTTCCAAAATTAGGATGATCTGTTTCTTCTCCAGTATATTCTTCATCCGCAACATCACCATCAAAATCTTCGTCATCATCATTTTCAAAATCGATCAAACTAGGATCTACCATTCCAGATTTGATAAGATCTTGTAATATACTAGGAGGTAGCATCATTGAAAAATGATATTCAGTTTCGCTATCTTCACTTGGATCTTTATTTAATAGATCATCCAAAGACTTGAGCATATTCTCTAAGTCTTTACTTTTTTGTTTTTGGATCTCGGTGTGATCTTTTATCTCTCTGGATTTTGGATTAGTGTCTTCTTTTTCTTTTTCAATATCATAAAGCTCAGCCGCTTCATTAGCTGGAGTTGAATATGTTACGATATAATCTTGTGGAATTTTTGTATCCAAAGAATGATCAGAATAAGAAATCCAATTCTTAAGAACTGTAATTTCTCTTTGCATACCTGTCATAGGATCTGCCATAAGAAGAGTTCTAAAAACCATAGGTCTTTCTAGGATCAATTTACCGGAAATTTGTCCTTTTATTTTAGCAATCAATTCATCACCATTTTTTAATTTTAGGATCCGATAAGAAGTTCTCATACACTTTCTCCTTTGATTCGGATTTTAATAAGATTAAAATCAAATTTCTCTTTATTATATATCTTTATTCTTTCATTCAGATGATTGAGAGTGTGGTTTCTATGCTTCTTGTAAGACAAATCATCTGCTATATCATATAATTTTGTTATTTTTTTATTTTCAGATTTTCTCAAGCCTCTACCAATAGACTGAAGAACTCTCACGACAGACTTAGATGGAGATGCAAAAATTACATTTTCTATATTTGGAATATTTATTCCCGTTGAACATGTTCCATAAGAGGCAACTAGAACCTTACCATCACTGTCCTGTGAACTTATCAATTGACGTATTTCTTCTCTCTGATCTACTTCAGTTCCACCATGAATAAAATAAACATCATCTTCTGGTACAACTTTTTTTATTTCTTCATATAGAGGTTTGCCGTGTAGCTCGACATAATTATAAAGAAGTAAAGTATTCCCCTTCAATGAAGAAACTAAATTTGATATAAACTTATTTCTGGATTTGTTTTCAACAATCCATTTTATTTCATCATTATATTTGCAGCGTTTCATTTCTTCTTTATCTTTTTCACTGTGTTCCAATACTAGACAATCTATCTTTAGATTTGACAATAGATCTTTTTCAATAAGATCTTTTGTTGTGGTCACATTATACACTCTACCAAAAAGACCTTCAATGACTAATTTGTGTGTTTGTGTGCCATCTAAAGTTCCTGTTGTTCCTATCCTATAAGGACAATTTTTTAGTTTAGTCATTAGTGATGTCAAAGACTTGGCCTTAAACAAATGGCACTCATCACCAAATACCACAGAGTATTGATCGAAATACTCTTGAGGCATTTTATAAATGCTTTGCCATGTGGAAATCACAACTCGTTTATCGGATGTCTTATCTTGTCCTGAAAATATAACATGACAATTTTTATCAACATCCCAAGAACCATCCGAGTAATCTTTGAAGTCGTTATACATTTGATTAACCAAACCAGTGGTGGGAACTACGACTAATACTTTTTTGTCTGACTCTAATTTGCTTAGATAAAATCTGGTGAGTAGATATATTATCAAAGATTTGCCGCTACCCGTAGGAGAAAGCAACAAACACCTATTCTTATTTAATGCATGTAAAAGACCATTTATTTGATGATCGTGTGGAGATATTCTTTTTCCTTTAGAGCAGGGTTTGATTTCATTTTCAACAAAATCTATTAGCTCACCTTGGTTTGTTTTGAACTGTTCAAACAAAGGTTGTTTATACTCCACGGTATATTTTCTATCTTTGGCAAACTGAACAACGTAGTCAAGAAGACCTGAATATATGGTATGTCGATATAAATTAAATAATCTAATTTGACCATCCCACAGCTTATTTTTGTAAGCTGGTGTAAATTGATAATTTGGGACTTCGAATGTAAAGAATTGACTTAGCTCTTTTGCTAAAGATCTATCACAATCCACAAGCAGATCCACAGAATCGAGATGTTGTATAGTCATATCGCTCATACACTATATGTATGAGGGTTACTGACCTTGAGTGAACTTGATCCAGTCCAAGGCAGCCCTGATATTCCACTGTCTATTTGATACAATTTTAATTACCTCTTCTAAGTAATTCACTTTTTCTTTTTGGAGAATAATTTTGGCTTCTATTCTGTGTACATCAGAATCACTTTGTAAAAATCTGTCTATGTCTGTTTTCAGAATAGTCAAAGGAAAAGGCTCCCAATTATGTTTCTTGAGATCATCTTCGCCCATTTTTCCAGTGTAGTACAACCACTTATCTCTCTTCATAATCTTCAATTCAGAATACATCTTTTCTAGAATTAACTTCTCTTCCATTAAGATGACAAGATACTTGTTGTGTATCTGGGGAGTCTTCAGGGACTCTATGTCGAGCTGCGTTTCATTTAGAGTGATATCCTTAGATACCATTTGTTTAATTTCACTTATATTCATAATTTACCTCATAATATATATGAACATTTACTAGGACTCTACAACGTCAGCGGAGTATATTTCTAAGCTCTCTCCATCTCTATCATAAGCATTTCTAATTGTTCCAATAAGAATTAAACGATTTCCCACCGGAATATCAGAATCTGGTATAGTAAAAGTTACCGGGAATGCACTAGACAATGGTTCGGTTACAAAATCTGGAGCATCTACGCCAGCTAATTTTACACTAGGTGCTGAGTTTTTATCTAGAGTATAGATTGCCCAGTTCCAAATCGCTCCGTAAGGTTCTCCATCATCTATACTCGCATCGAAAGTACAGGATTGTCCTCGAACAGGTGGGTTCGGTGTGAAGGTTGGATTTGTAAGTGAAGCTTTGTAACCTCTAGGTTCTATTTCACCATAAGTTATAGTCTCACTATCACTTCCTAATGGATTTGATAATATGACTGATGCCTTTAGTGTTTTCCCTGCGGTGTTGTCAGGAATAATGAAAGTATGTTCTAGCGTATCTTCAAGATCATTATATTCTTCATCATCAATTGTCCAAGTTACAGTTGTGGTGCTTGATGGATATGAGCCTGCATTATCTTGAATATTGATAAAAGCACGTAGTCCTTCATTCGTGTGCTCGGCTCCTAAGTTGCCGCTGTTTGGACGAGACGATGGTATTAAGATATTTTGTATCTCAGGTGTCACTCCAGTTATTGTAGAAAAAGCCACATTAGAACTTTCTTCTACAACAGTATTATCTTTTCCAATTATTTTTACATCGCAATAAATTTTTTGTCCTTCGTGTCCTTCTACAGTCTCAAACTTTTCGCTTGTGCTTCTTTGTTGTATCTGGACTCTGACTGCATCAAAAATTTCTATTATCTCATAGGTATATCCAAATGATTCTAGTATTTCTTTCATTTTTAAAAAGTCCGACGAAGGCGTTATCAATCCATCGTCATCGATTTTGGCACTAGGAACGGGTCCACCATACCGACCTGTCACTAACAGAGTACCATGTTGTTTTGATACCATGAAAGCTGGACTCCCACTATCTCCACTCCACACGTTTGCCTTCAGACCTCGATTTATTTTATCCTTCACTGGAAGGGTGAAGTTGCTTGATCCACAGTCAGGACAATCGGAAATGGGATTACCGTTCACATCTTTTTTTTGTTTGCATGTGGTTTGCCATATTGCACCTTGTGGGGACTTAGTGAAAATTAAAGTATTTTTTAACCACCCTTTATATCCTCCGCTCATCGCCGTCGCGGGGATAACTGGAACTTTATTGTATATTCTTATACCAAGATCAGCGGGAACTTCATCTCTCAACTCAAGAATAACAGTGTCATTAAATTGATTTTCCGGAGGAGGGGGAATAAAAGTAGTTTCAAACTTTTTACCCTCCTTATTCATAAACGTCACTACTTTGCCAAGTTGATTTTGTGCTGCTGTCCAATAATGTTTACATGCAGCAACATGTTTAGGACTTACTAACATCATTGCAACATAACCAGAGTTATAAAAATTTATGTTTGCATCTTCTGAAGCTTGATCTGCATCCCACTCATCTTCCCAGCCGTTATTCACTGCGTTGTTTCTGGTGCATTTATTATTGTATCTTCTTGGTAATACCGCTAGTCCAGTAAAATCTACAGGATAGTCTTGGAGAAGCTCCGTATAACATTTTGGATTATATCCAATGGGTATTCCTTCTATCTTTTCCCCGGTTTGTCTGTTGAAAGACGCTTCGGGTTCATAAAGATATAGATCATGTAATGATGGTTTGTATTCTTCTATTGCGACCATTTTTTAAACTTCCTTTATGAAATATAAGGCTCCGAATACCAAGTGTATTCAATGCGTTGTGCTTCACCTGCTTCATCACCTATGTTCACATTAGCAGTTATTATCTCTTCCTCAGAAGGAGAGAAACTAGTAGTAGAAAGCGAAACGTCAGTAATATTTACTGGCTCTGATATTGCAGGAATATTTGATGCATTTTTAACTGGTGTTATTTCATAGTGACTATAGGCAAATGTTACCGTGCAAAACACAGGTTCTGAGTCCGAACTTACGGTAGAGAACTGGACACCACTCAAACCAACTGGAAACAAATTAAATATTTCTACTTGAAATTTTGGTTGATAAGAACTATTTAATATAGTGAAAAGACCTGTACTATGAAACTGCTCTGGTGATATTCTTTCATCATAGTTTGATACACCCGGACTACCAATGGAAGTAATCCAATCATATATTTCCAACCAGTTTTTCATAGTTTCATCTACCAAGAAAGTAACAGTTAGGTCTTCAAAAATATACTTACCGGAAGGGTGTGGTACATTGACACCAAAAGAGGTTGGGTGATCAACTTGAAGATTGCTTATTGATGGTAAATTAACCTGTTGTACAAATTCAGACAGATTCGGAATTCTTGGTGTATTGAACTGGAAGTAATTTACACCGAGGGCGTTGTGAGAACCTGTATAAGCTCCTTGAGTCCGCAACTCATAGTCAGACACCATTGGTGTGTTTAAACCGAATGTGAGTCCACTGGGAGCTTCTGATGGGTTAGTGAGTGACATACATTTCCTCCGTAGTATTTATATAAAAAAAAGGGGCGCCCCAAACGGGACGCCCCTGATTCTTTTAGTTACTAGTATTGTCAGGATCAGGAGCCGTTACCGTGGAGGTTCTGGACTGCAAAGATTCTGTAATACTGGTTTCCACCCAGAACATCGAGGTCGGTGTTCTGTGCGAATGGGTTGGCTACCATTCCATATCGAGTCTTGAACCCGATCTTGGGCTGGAAGGTGTCTTCACCAACCGCACGTACCATCTGGAGTGGAACGTATGGGCAGTAGAAGAATCCAGCAT